GCGGTGCCAGGTGGCCTTACTGCCACGTTGAACCCCACCCGGCGGGTGACTCCGATATCCCCGCCGGGTGGAGGGACAGTGAAGCTACCTGGCCCGCCACACCCCAACCCCTCGCGCGACGGAAGGATTCCAGATGGCCGACGACGCGGTGTTCAACGCCGCTCTGGCGTGGTGGCAGGTCGGCGCCTGCGTGCTGCCGGCTGCCACCGATGGATCCAAGCGCCCCGGCCTGACCGGCTGGAAACAGTTCCAGACCCGCCGCCCCGACCTCAACGACCTGGCCTCCTGGTTCGCCGCCGGGCACGCCGGCATGGGTGTGGTGTGCGGCAAGATTTCCGGCGGACTGGAGATGGTCGAGTTCGAAGCCCGCGCCATGGACGAGGGCGCCTACGAGGCGGTCGCCGCCGCGTGCGAGGCGCTCGGGCTCGGCGAGCTGTGGCAGCAGATCACCACCGGCTACATCGAGGAGTCGCCCACCGGCGGCCGGCACCTGTACTTCTACGTCAGCGACGTCCCGGTACCGGGCAACACCAAGATTGCCCGCCGGCCCGCCACCGAGGCGGAGTTGTCGGTGGCACCCGACGACCGGATCAAGGTGCTGATCGAGACGCGCGGCGAAGGCGGTTGGGTGGTGACTGCGCCCAGCAATGGCACCACGCACCCGTCAGGACGGTCCTGGACGGTCGTTGCGGGGCAGCCGGCCACCATCCCCACCATCACCGGCTCCCAACGGGAGAGCCTGGTGCGGGTGATGCGCGCCGAGTGCGACGACATGCTGTTCTCCACCCCGGTACCGGACCCGCTCCCACCGCAGGCCGGGCACACCGGGTTGCGTCCCGGCGACGACTTCGAAGCACGCACCACCTGGGCGGAAATCCTGCAACCGCACGGCTGGCGCGTTGTCGGCCGCGAGGGGCGCACCACGAAGTGGTGCCGGCCCGGCAAGGCTGGCCTGTTCACCTCGGCCACCACCGGCAACGCCGCCGACCGGGACCGGCTGTACGTGTTTTCCTCGTCCACCGTTTTCGACCCGGAACGGCCCTACACCAAGTTCGGCGCATACGCCCTGCTCAACCACGGCGGCGACCACTCGGTGGCGGCGAAAGCGTTGAAGGCACTCGGATTCGGCGACGAGCAGGAGACGCAAGCGGACCTGATCGCGGCGCTGCTGCCACAATCCAAGCCCGCGGTATCGACACCCATCACGACAATAGATTTAAATGTGCCGCAACCGACCAAGTCCAAGCTCGTTGGGCAACTGGAGATTGCCGATTCTTTCGCGCAACGGTGTCGCCCCATCGTGCGCTCAACCGCCCGGCTGGGCTGGTTTGTCTACGAGGGCGGGGCTTGGGTGTTGCAGGACGATCGCCAGGGAACACACTGGCGACTCATCGAACAGGTCTGCCGCGACCTGCCCGACCCGAAAGGCACCGGCCGCTGCACGGCGTCCGGCTTTCTCTCCGGCGTGGAACAGCTCGCCCGGCGCAGCCCGACACTCCAAATCCCGGCCGATGGTTGGGATGCCGACGCGCACCTGTTCAACACGGCCGGCGGAATTGTCGACGTGCGGACGGGGCTGATCGGCCCGCACAATCCCGAATTCCTGATCACCCGAATCAGCAACTACACCCCCGACCCGAACGCGCACGCGCCACGCTGGTTCCAGTTCCTGGACGAAATCTTCCAGGCTGACCGCGAACTGACGGCCTACGTCCAGAAACTATTGGGCTACAGCCTGCTCGGCCACAATCAGGAACAAATCATCGCCCTGTGCTATGGCCACACCGGACAGAACGGCAAGACGGTTCTGCTGGAGACGGTGCGACACATCCTCGGCAGCTACGCGCTGAAGGCCAACAGCGAATGGTTCATGGTGCGCACCAACGGCCCGCACCCCACCGAACTGTTGGCCCTCGACGGTCCCCGGTTCGTGCTCGCGGCGGAAGTGGCCGACGCGGCGCAATTCGATGAGCAGCGATTGAAGGAACTCTCCGGTGGGGACGCCATCACCTGCCGCGTGCTGTACGCCAACCAGATGCACTCGTTCATTCCGAAGTGCACCCTGTGGTTGATGGCCAACGACAAGCCGATCGTCAAGCGCGGAGGCTCCGCATTCTTCCGCCGGGTGCGGGTCATCCCGTTCCTGCACCGGGTGCCCGACGACAAAAAGGACAACACCCTCGGCGAACTGTTCCAGACCCCGGAGTACGGCAACGCCATCCTGTACTGGCTCATCGAGGGCTGCATCGCCTACCACCGGGAAGGCTTGACGGCGCCGGCAAAGGTGTCGGCCGCGACCGGCGAGTACGAGCGGGAAGCCGCCGGTGCGTCAGGGGAGTTCCTGGACGAGCGCTGCCTGCTCGGCGGCGGTGACGCAGTCAAGGTCCGCAAGAACGCCGTCTACAAGGAATACCAGCGGTGGTGCGCCACGCAGGGGATCAGTGCACCGCTGAGCAACATCATGCTGACGAAGGCGCTGCGCAACCTCGGCGTCGGCGAAACCCGCGACAGCAAGGGCGGCTTCTACACCAACATCACCGTGTTGGCGGAGGAGATCGAATGAGCGCGCCATCCACGAAGTACAGCTCCCGGTTCCTGGTGACGACCGAGGCGACCGTGGCGCGCTGCAAGGTGTGCCGGCGGTGGGTGCTGCACGGCTTGTCCGAGGGCATCCCCACCACTGTGGACCTGGTGCCGGTGGACGAAAAGACGGCGCTGGCGGCCGGCTTGTGGACGTACAACGTGTGGCGGGGCCAGCTCCACTACCGGGAAGACTGGACACAGCGGGGAGGTGGTGACTACGGGCCAATCCTCGCCGATCATCGACACTAGTTGCGTCAGCAACTTCTGCTGGATCAATGAATATTGGCAGGGTAAAAGGTGACTTTTACGGGGCCAGGGGGTTGCAGCAGGGCGTGACGCATGTCAATACTCCCGGTGACGCAAGATTCGCAATATGTGAAGGAGCGTAGATCAACAAATGGACGCGATGCGAGCGCTAACATGAGTCGAACATGTGTGCGGTGTTTCAACCCGACATTTGCCGACAAGACAGTCACGTTCTGCCTCGGCAATGAGCATTTCACCCTGGACCTTTGCGTTGCACACGCCGACCTGTTCGAACTGGACATGCGGTCCTGGACGCTGGTCGCGCAACAGGGACCCGGCGTGCACGCCCCGGAACCGGTAGCAGCGCGGACGCAGCGTGCCGCCCCGCAGCCACGCCGCCAGCTCGCCATCGAAGACAAGAGCGACCTGCCCGTTATGTCGATGAGAGAAGCCCGGCGTGCCCTGATCGCGGCGCAAGCCGCCGCCGCCGAGGCTGCGGCAGCGCCGATCCTGGTCCGGGTAGAGCAGGGGCAGGTCGATGCTCGGATGTTGGAGTCCAAAACCATGGCCGACCGGGCTGCGTCCAGCGGCTACCACCTCAGTACACACGCCATCGAACGTGCGGTCGAACGCGAAATCCCAGTCGTTCAGGCAATGGAAGCCGCCTACGATCCGGTATTCACGAAGCCCGCTCGCAATGGCCTGCGTTGGCACTATCGCAACGGCATGCGGGTGTGCATCGACACCAACACCCTAACGATCGTTACCGTCTGTCGTCCCAATGAAGAAGATCCGAGCGTTTACAAGAGGAAGGTTGCCGCCTAAATGGCTACCAAATTGGCCGGTCGCCGGCTGCACAACAACGAGTACAGCAGCGCGTGGCCGGAGATCGAGAAGTGGCTGCGCGAGTGGAATGTGGACTACGCAATCCAACAGGTGAATCTTGATCGCGTTGACGTCGCCCGCTCAATGAAAAACCAGGCTCGCATCGGTGACGTCATCGACAAGGACGTGGTGGAGCGCTATCGGATCGCCATGCTGGACGGGGACGAGTTCCCGCCGCTGGTGTTCTGGCGCAACCAGACCGGCCAGTACGTCGTCATCGACGGTAATCACCGCCTGCACGCGGCCATCGAAGCCCACTTTGATGCGGTCGCCGGCTTCGTGGTGCAGGACGTCTCCGGCCTCGTAGTGACCGGCATGACCTTCCAGGCCAACGTCCGGCACGGTAAGAACGTCTCCGACGCGGAACGCCTGCACCACGCAATGTGGTTGGCGGACAACGGAATGCCGTTGGCCGAGGCGGCGAAGCGGCTGAGCCTGTCACCGGGCCTACTGCGCAAGGCGAAGGCGGAGATCGACGCAACCCGCCGTGCGGACGCGGCCGGCATCCGGCGGGCCGAATGGGAGTCGCTACCGACCACCATCCGCAACCGGCTGTACAACGTGTCCACCGACGAGGGTTTCATCGCCGCCACGAAGCTGTGTGTCGACGCCGGCCTCGGCGCCGAAGCGGCGTTCAAGATGGTGTCCGAAATGAACGACACCAAGTCTTCGGCGAAGCAACTGACCATTGTGGAGCTACACCGGGAGGAGTACGCGGACCGCATTGGCGCCCGCAAGGCCGGCGACATGTCCGGCACGAAAGGGCTCCGGGTCCGCAGTCCGAAGACGGCCTGGAAGGCGACGCTCGGCATGATCGGCGTGCTGCCACCGATGGCGTCGGTCATCGAACACACCTCCGACAGCGAGCGGGAGGAATTGGCTGGCAAGCTGAACGACATGCTGAACACACTGCAAAAGGCTCTGGCAGAGCTGGAGGGCGCACGATGACCACACCCGGACCCGACTTTTCGGTTCGGGCAGCCATCCGGGAGGTGTTGGCCGACGGGGAATGGCACCTCACTACCGAGATACACGACCTGGTCATGCGCAAGGTGCCGCCCGGAATTGCCGCGCGACACGCTCGCAAAAACCAGCCGGGTCTGTCGATGGATGACGCTGTCCGCAGTGGACAACGGACCATCGCCCGGGAGGGGTTGCTGTCCTGCCGGCAGGGCAACATCACCGAGACGGATCCGCCGTACGGGCCGATCGTCGCCCAAGGCGCCAAGGTGCGACTGTCGCCGATCACGCTGGAGATCATGCGGACGATCTCCATTGACGAAGTCGCCCGGCTTCTCGGCACCCACCACAACACGCTGCGCGGGCAGTTGGAGCGCGGCATAGTCGATGTCCGACTCATCGAGACGCGGATGGGTCTGCGGATGTACCCGGACGACATCCCGGCGTTGACCACGTTCATGGCCCGGTATCAGCGGGGACGCCTCACGATGCGGTGGGCGCGTTACAACGTCGACTTCGATGCCTTGTGGAACCGCAGGGCCAACACGTGGGAGCTGGTCGATGGGCAGCCGGTCACCCGTAAGCACGTCGATGCGTCAGATGTCGTCGCCGAGGATGAGGACGACGAATAGGCAGGGTGGGGGATGGTCCCAGCGCAAGGCTCCAACCGTCCCCCACCCACCCACCCCGAATGTTCATCACCCACGCAGGGACCACCATGACACCCCATGAACCGCCAACCAGTCCGCTCGGATTGCCGCTGGAGAGCCCAATCCCGCCCGACATCGACATCCTGCTGTTGGCATGCCGGCCGGTCGACATTTCCGGGCTGCCGCTCTCCGACCAGTACGACCTGACCGAGATCGTCACCATCGAACACATGCGGATCACCTGCGAGTGCTGCGAGCGGCCGTGTTGGATCGGTCCACGCCAACAGGCGGCCTGGGCGGCACACCGCGACCGGGCGCAACGGCTGTGCTACTGGTGCGTTTTCGCAACCGCGCGGGCCAACGGCGTCAGCGGGGCCGACCTATCGGTGATCAGTCTCGGCGGCGGCGATGCACCGAAGCGGGGTGTGTAGCGGTGAGGTACGCGATCCCCGGTAACCCGGAGAAGTACCGGAAAGCGCTGATCGAGATTGGCAATCAGCAGGGACGGTGGGAGCTGTGGGCAAGCATGGTCAATATCGGCCCCGTCCTCGTGCTCGCGGTCACCGTCGGCTTCGCCACCGGAAAGACCGGGCAGACCGCATTTCTGATCTTGTTCGCGATCTCGTTGATGATCCTGCTCGGACTGTTCCTGGTGTTTCAGCGGCACACCCGGCTTCTCCGGGAGCTGCACTACGAGGCGATCAAATGGATGCCGCAGCAGGGATACGACGACGAGGACGCGACCTGACCGGCCGCCGGGTCGTTGGTGATGGGGATCGATAGCGAGGAGTCGCGACCATGCCACGGTCAGAGGAAAAACAGCGCATCATCGATATCGCGCACAAAATGATCACAGCAAACGTCCGTAGGGACGACGATGGTGTCCAGGCGTTGTACAACGAGCTATTCGCCATTGATACCGGAAACGTTCTCCCGCTCACCATCATGGCGTGGGTCGACACCGGGGCGAATGAATGCGGCTGGCGTGAACCCGGCGTCGGGCTGGAAATCCAGTTCTACGACGATGAGGGCAACGATCGCGGGCTGGACGCGGCGGACCCGATCAACCAGTGGGTGGCGGCCATCATCATGGCCCGGATCATCTACGACGAAGAGGCGTTCGTGACGCTTCTCCGCCAGGTGAACTCCCCGGAGAGGTTGATGTGGGTGGACCAGATCCTGCAACTCATCACCGAGGCGATCATCCGCTCATCGCTGCTGCGCCGGCAGCGCCGGGCCACCCTCAACTAGACCGACAGCTACAGTGGCTGTCTGATATTCGCTACGGGCCGAGCAGGGGGCCGGGTTGCGTGCATACGGTTACGACAAGAACCAGGTAGTGGAACGGGAAGCGGCCATCATCCGCGAACTCGCCGACCGCATACTGCTCGGTGAAACGCTCTGGACCATCACCGCCGACCTTCACCGCCGGGCCGTGGCCACCGCGCAGGGCGGGCAATGGGCGCCCTCAACGGTCCGCCTAATTCTGCGTAACCCGCGTATCGCCGGCCTACCCACCGGCGTGCGGGAAACCCGCTATCCACCGATCCTGGCCGAGGCGACCTGGCGCAAAGTCAGCGCTGTTCTGGATGACCCGGCACGCCAAGCGCACCGCAGTACCGGCCGGCCACGGCATCTACTCAGTGGCGGATTCCTGACCTGCGGGCTGTGCGGCACGGCGTTGATGCCGAAAACCGTGCCGGCGCAGCATTCCCACACCTATGCCTGCGACCAGCGACCACCAGCCATGGGTTGTGGCCGGGTACGTATCGCGGCCAACGGTGTGGAGTTCGAGGTGACCGCACAGGCACTCGCCCGGATCGCGCTGCCGAGTACGCGGAAGGCCATTGTCCGTGGCCTGGAGCTGAAGCTGAATGGCCCTGCGCGGCTGCGCACGCTCGTTGCGGCAGTCACCGCCGCGAACCAAAATGGCGATGAACCGGAGACCATACGCAACCTTGTCTCCCAGCGCGATTTAGTGGAGGCCGAACTCGCGCGGGCCGCAGATATGAGCGACCATTTCAACGACATCGTGAACCTGACCCCGGTCGCCTTGGCCCGCTGGTGGGATGTCGCCCTGGTGGAGCAGCGGCGAGGAATCCTCGATTTTCTACTCGCCACCGTGACGGTGAAGCCGGCAGCGAAGTTGGGGCGCTACCCTGGCGGCGGTATAGATCCAGACAGGCTCGAATTCTCTTGGCGATGACCCACAGGCTGAACCGCACCCTGCGACACGACGCGCATGACGACTGCGCGTACGTGCACTGTTTCTGGCACCACGTAGACGAATACCCCCGCCATCGGGGTTTCCTGGCCTGCCGGGAATGTGGCCACCTCTATGACACCAAGGCGGCCCTGCGACGCGCCCACCGGGCAACTGAATGGCACTGCCTGCTGTACGGCCTGCGGCACGCTCCCTGGCTGCCGGCGCTCGGGGTCACCGGGAAAGTCGACAGCGTCATCGGGTGGGTGCGGAGCTGGTTCGTCCCCACCGGCCGGATCTACTCGTGCGTGTACTGCACCCACGATTTCTGACTAAGCTCGGATTCCTTACGAGATCGCCGATAAACGAAGCCCCCCACATCCACGCAGGTGAGGATGTGGGGGGCTTCGCCGTCGCACCGGGCGAGGCCGCTAACCGCAGTTAACAGGCAACCGGGCGCTGGTTGAGCGGCACGCACACCCCCGCGCTACCGCCCGGCAGATCGTATCTCAGGGGCATTCGTTGCCCCGCAGGGATGCCAGGAACAGTTCGAGCTTCTCGGCCGGCAGCATCCACCGCGTGCCGCACTTCACGCCGCCCGGGATCGCGCCGGTCTTGAGCTTGCGGGCCACCGTGACAGGCTGCCACCCCACGACGCGACCAACCCGGTCGGTATTCATGAGCTTCACTATCAACCCCCTCTGCCGCAGAACCGGACATCCCACTTGTTCGATCCCATCGCTGTCGAAACCACACCGTAACCTAGTTCACAGCGTGTGACAAGAGGACTACGGAGGGTGGGGCGGGAGGCGACCTCACTGTCACGTTGCAGATATGAACGACAGCATGCGAGACTTGTTCACATGGCGTGAATCAACGGCATTTGGCGGCAACACTTGGGTGTTGCTGCCGAAGCAACACTTGCTGGAGCCACACTTCTGAATGCGACAGAAGGACACTTCAAGTACATCTTGGCCGGTTGTGGCAACAGTGCGAGCCACACCAGAGCGGAACAAACCACATCGCCGCAGGTCAGAGACGCGACGGGCAGCTCATGTCCTAGCAGTTAGGCAAATCGCCCTGACCTGGGGAAACGTCAGCGCACGGCACGCAGAGCAACAGTCATAGCAACGGCCCGTCACTGTCACGCATCGACAAGCGTTACACGTTTCACAGAAAGGTATCAACCCACGATGGCGAGCAATCCCACGGAGATCGTCAACAAAGACGGCAGCAAGACATACAAGATCCAGTGGCGAGAAAAGGGCAAGCCGGGGCAACAAGCCCGGTCCTTCCACAATCGGGCCAAAGCGTTGCTGTTCAAGAAGTTGGTAGAGGTAGGCGGCCGGGGCAACAATATGTGCCCATCCGATGAAGAACTCATCCGGCGCGGTCTACTCGACCCTGCCGCCGCTGGTCCCCGTGCGGCCTCACCAAGTCCCAGCGTCGTGACCGTTGGCCAGGCCATGAAGATGTGGCTGACATGGCTGGAGACAGTGTCTGAACAGAGCCCCGAAGCTCGAACGATGGACGGGTATCGATCAACAGAACGCAACTACCTGGCTGGCACAGCGCTGGCCGAGGCTGACGTGGCCACGGTCATGCCCAACGCGATCCGAGAATGGCTGCGCGCGCAGGCAGATCGACCGCGTCGGGACCGGCGGCCCGGAACGGTATCTAATGCCAGCTTGAACCACGCCATCACCATAATGTCGACCCTGTTCAAATGGTGCACTTCTACGGCATCGGACCCCACCGGGGGCAACGAACCGCTCCGACGCTGGGCATCGCCCATGACCGAAATTAAGCGACGCGCGATACCAAGAAAGAACGAGGACGACGAAAAGGACGTGTTCTTCAATCAGGCCGAATACGAGCAATTCATCAAGGCAGCATATACGACCGACCCACAATGGGCCGACATGGTAGTGACGACAGCATTCAGCGGCTGCCGCTTTGGGGAGATCACCGCGCTCACGGTTGGCCAAGTGGACTTCAAGCGGGGCCGGATATTCTTGGATCGCCGTTACAGTGCTGACCAGCCGGTGCTGGGCCTGAAGGGTTCCAAGCCCGGTTCGCCAATTACCCGCTACACCCGTCTGCCACAACAGATCATGGATCTGCTGCGTATCCTCTGCAAGGACAAGCCAAAGAGTGCCCTAGTCTTCACTGGCCCACGATTTGGATTTCTCGGCCGATGGATTGCCAGTGTCGACAATGCGCGATGGAAAACACTTGTCGAGATGCTCCACGATACCGATCCGGTTTTTGCTGACCGAACCTATACCCACCACAACCTCCGGCACAGCTACGTAACGCTATTGCAGGCCAATGGGTTCGCTGCGAGTATCGCCGGCCTGGCTGTTGGACACATCGGGAAAGCGAGCCAGACATCGGAACCCGAAAATGAGGGTTCAAAGGTCACGCGGATTTATACCCACCTCACCGAAGAAACATGGTTGAAGATCCTGGCCGTGCTGGAGCCCATGCTGGTGGATCTTCCGGAAATCCGTCAACGCACCTACGAGTGGCAGGCGCGTAGACTCACCGCCTGAGCGCGTCTGGTTGGTCCCTTGCCGCTCGACACAGGAACGGCCCGAGCCTTTTGTTGTCAGGCTCGGGCCGTTCCGTGTTCCGGGGCGCCCTGTCATACGCCAGGCTACTGGAAACCCCGTTACCTGCCGGCTGGAGTGTCGTTAGGCTCGCTGGCGCCGAAAGGTGCGGGAAAAGTGAGGGACACCATGACGAAGCTCAATCAGCTCATCGCAGTGAGCAAGGGGGCGAAGGCGGACGCGCAGCGCGCGATCACCGACGCCTACCACCAGGTACAGAAGACGCCGCTGCTCAACGGGCTTGCCCGGGAGTACCAGCCGCGTGACGACGAAGGGGACCGACTCCCGTCGGAGTCGACCAAGGTGCAGTACACGGCGCAGGACGCCACCACCTACGTGGCGAAGGCATTGACGCGGCTGCTGGACGTCCAGGCCAGCCTGGACGCTGCCAACACCTACGCGAGCGCCAACGTCGTCGTGGACGGCGAAGTGGTGCTGACGGCCTTGCCGGTGCCGACGCTGCTGTTCCTGGAGAAGCAGCTCGCGGATCTGCACACGTTCGTCGGCAAGCTGCCGGTGCTGGACCCGGCCATCAACTGGAGCTATTCCGACGCGGCCGGGCATTACGCCTCGGACACGGTGCAGACGACCCGGACCACAAAGGTGCCGCGCAACCACGTGCTGGCCCCGGCAACGGAGAAGCACGCCGCGCAGGTGCAGGTCTACTACGAGGACGTCATCGTGGGCACCTGGAACACGACCCGCTTTTCCGGTGCCATGCCGGAGTCGGATCGCCGCGCCATGCTGGAGCGGGTGACGAAGCTGCGGGACGCGGTGAAGATGGCCCGCGAGTTGGCCAACGAAGCCGAGATCACCGACGTGCATATCGGCGCCGTCATCGCGGACTACCTGTTCGCCTGAGACTCCCCGCGACGAGCGCGGGGCGGCCGTCTGACTCCGAATCGGGAGGGCGGCCAAGCTGAAGTTGAAGGTGAGACTCAGTCGGCAAACGCGCAGTGTTGCGCCCGCGCCGATCAAGCTGAATTTCTCGCTCGAAGCTCAGTGTCACAACTGAATGCCAGATCGACCGGAACAGGCAATGTACATCGGGACGCGGGTTCAAATCCCGCCGGAGCCTCCAAACATGGCTCTGTAGCTCAGCGGCAGAGCACGATGCACTCTGAATCTGACCTGGACCTTAAACGTGCGCTGGCACCACGGATTGCAACGGTCTACTAAACCGTCCAGCAAAGGGCTCTGTACGCCCTCGTGGAATCACCTACTAAAGGCCCCCGCCGACTGGACATGTCGGCGGGGGCCGCCACATCTGAAGGCGGCAGGGCTATGGATGAACCGATGGTGGTGCGCTCAATGCGGCTGCCGGAGCGCATGGAGACCCGGATGCGCGCCGTCGCTGCGGCACGGCGCACGTCGGTGTCGACCCTGATCCGTGCCTGGATTCGCCAGGGGCTGGATGCGGCGGACGGCCTGGGCGAATCGCCGCTGACCGGGCTGCACCTGGCCGAGCTGCGCCGCAGCCTGGCCGAGGCTGCGCGGGCACTGGCCAACCTGGAGCACGAGCACAATCACCGCTGAACATGTCCGGCCGCCAGGTCCCGGGGGCTGAGAGGCGCGAGGTCCGACCTGATCCAGCCCTCAGCGTCACCGATCAGCTCGCGGACCGCCCACCAGGCCACGTGGCGGTCGCGGGTGCGGTAATGGCCGTCCCGGTCGCGCCAGTCGCCGCCGTGCCAGTGCACGTCGTAGCGGCCGTCGTCCAGCAGCTCCACCCACACGTCCTTGCGGACCATGCCGCCCCACGCGCCGTTCCACCAGTGCGCCAGCGTGCGCATCGCCATCCCGCCACAGTAGTCGAACATATGTGCGAAACGTGCGCGAGCCCCGTCGCGGCTACGGCGGGGCTCGCTGGGGGGCCGGGAGAAAGTACCAGGCTGCCATCCTTGCGGTCAGTGTGCGCCGGGGTGGAGATCGACGGTTGTTCACGTTCCGCTCATGGTGAACATAGGGACATTTGGATGGTTCATTGCAGGTACATGTTGGCCGAACTAGTGCTGACGAAAGGTACATCGCATGTAACTGTCTGAATTGATCGACCGAGTTTGCCCTGCTCAGAGGGCGTCACGACCCCCTACGGTCGGCGTTATGCCCCGCATGGACCACGAAGTACCACAGATCGAGCCGGATGCCGAGCAGGCATCCGCGCGCGCCGCACCAACCGACCTGGTCAACCTCGCCGCCGTCATGAACTCGATGCCGTCGTTCGCCTTGCTGAAGGTGTCAGAGGCGGCAGCGCTGCTGCGCATCACGCCGCGCACCCTGCGCCGCTACATCGGCGACGGGACGATCCCGGCGCACCTGGTGTCGCGCACCGGCGGCCGACCCAAGGGATCGTTCCGGTTCACGGCTGCGGCGTTGCAGACCATTGCCGAGACGCTGTGGCGCGCACCCGAGCCGCCGCCGCAGATCCCGCAGCAGCGCTTCGACGGCATGGTTCCCTACCGTCCACGTCGGAGGGTGCAGTGACGGACCGCAATCGCTTTGGTGCCAAGGATTTCTTCACACCGCGGATTGTGCTCGGCGAAGAGGAGTCCACCGAATTGGCCGCGCAACTGTCCTCCGAGGCGGAGGAGCGGGTCACCGAGCTGGCGGTACGCATCGAAGTCATCCTCACCGGCAAGCCGAACCTGCCACCGCTGACCGACGAGGTGGCCGCCGCCATCGCTTCCATGCTCTATCCGTACGGGAAAAGGGACCAGACATGAGTGACTTTCGGGGAATCGTGATGGGTCAGGACGCTGTGGACATCGAAAACGCGCACACACAACGGATGTACGCCATCTTCGACAAGCGCGCGGAGACCGTGAACAGCATCTACAGCCTGGCCATCGTATTCGTGTTCTTCATCGGCGTGTTCGCCGTGGTGACCGCTGCGGGGCTGTCGTACTGGGTGTGGCGGTGGGCGGCGTGACACCCGACGATCTGCGCACCCTGGCCATGGTGGACCAGGCGATGGCCGGCGCCATGCAGATCGCCGTCAACAACGCCATGTTGATGACGGCGCCCGGCTACGGCGACGACGTGACGCTGACCATGATGGAGATGCTCACCCCGCAGTTCGCGGCCCGCGACGATCTGCCGGAGCTGGCCGCCGTCCAGTCGATCGCCTGCGCCAAGGTGATGATCGGCCGGGAACAGGCCAACGTGGCGCTCGCCGTGCTGCACACCGCCGTTCTGGCTGTGGTGCGGGCGTTCGAGGCCGGCGTGCCGCTGTCCGGCAACCAGATCCGCACCATGGTTGCCAACCTGCACACCGCCGCCGAGGCGGCGGCCAAGCACCTCAACGAGGCGGTCATCATCACATGAGCGAATCCGTACGCAACGATGCCGCACTGCCGGAGGACTGGAGCTACCGGCGGGAAGCGGCGCTGAGCCTCGCGGTGGAGTATGCCAAAAGCCGCGACCACTACGACCACAGCCTGGTCCTCAAAACGGCAGAGAAGTTCCTCGAATGGCTGACGACGCCCACACCCGTGGAGCAGCCGCACACCGACCTGTCCCGGCCGCAGATTCCCCGGCCACGGCCGGCGTCGGGTGAGTTCGGGGACGAGTCGTCGGTCCACTAGGGAGTTTCTCCCTAGACTGGAAAGGTGCGGGGAAAGTCCAGTGTGGAGGTGGTGGGGTGGAACCGGAGCGGATCCTGAGAGCCCCCGCCCTGCTCACCGACACGGCCCTGGAGGCGGAGATCAAGGCGATCGGCTCCCACCAGGACGCCGAACGCTACGAGTGGACGAGGCACGCCCGAGCCTCCCAACTGGAGCCGGACAACTACCACGTGTGGACGATCCTTGCCGGGCGTGGCTACGGCAAGACGCGCACCGGCTCCGAGACGGTGCGTAAGTGGGCGACACAGGCTCCCGGTGGGCACTTCGCGGTTCTGGCCAAGTCGAACCGCGAAGTGCTCAACGTCTGTTTCGAGGCACCCCGGGCCGGCCTGATTTCCGTCTTTCCCGCCAACGAGATCCGCAGTTTCCAACGCGGATTCGGACTGATCACATTGCGACTGGCAAATGGATCGATCATCCGCGGTTTCTCATCTGAAGCTCCGGATGCCTTGCGCGGCTACGCTTTCGACGGCGTGTGGTGCGACGAGTTCTCCGCCTGGCACCCGGCCACCGCGCAGACCTGCTACGACATGTTGTGGTTCACGATGCGCGAGGCGACCACACCGAAGATGATCGTCACAACCACCCCGCGCAACGTGGCGCACCTGCGCAACCTGATCAACCGCTCCACCACCGACCCGTCGGTGATCGTGACGCGCGGCTCCACATCGGAGAATGCGGCCAACCTGTCTCAGGCGGCGCTGGCGGAGCTGAACGACCGCTACGGCGGTACCCGGCTGGGCCGGCAGGAGCTGGACGGCGAGCTGCTGCTGGACATCGACGGGGCGTTGTTCAACTTCGTGTGGATCGAGGCCGCGCGGGTGGACGTCCCGGCGGCCCTGGTACGCACCGTCGTGGCGGTGGACCCGGCCGGTACGGCCACGAAGACGTCCGACGAGACGGGCATCCTGGTGGTGGCTGCCGGCACGGACGGGCATGACTACGTGCTCGCGGACGCCTCGGCGAAGGTGGCGGGTGCGGCAGCGGCGGCTGCGGTGTGGCGCACGTTCATCGCCTACCAGGCGGATGAGGTGGTCATCGAGGGCACCAACTTGTGGATGCTGGACGTGTTGCAGGACGCCTACAACGAGGCCGCCGACGGGGACATCCTGCCGGCCGGGCAGGCGCCGGTGGTGACGGTCGGGACGATGAACCGCTCCAAGCACCTGCGGGCCGAACCGATCGCTGCCCGCTACGAGCAGGGCCGGGTCCATCACGTCGGCGAGTTCCCGATGTTGGAGGAGCAACTGTGCGCCTGGATGCCCAGCACCCGGGACTCGCCGGACCGCATGGACGCCTTGGTGCATGGGATCACGCGGCTGCGCCAGCGGATGAGCTACGGCGCGACGATCAGCTATCCGCCGCGTCTGCGCCGGGTGATGCCGCGTCCGGTGTCGACGGCGGCTCCACGTACGGGTCAGATCGTGGATCCCGGGGTGTTGGCCCGGTCGGCGTTTGCGCCTCCGACGCCGCAGCGAGGACTGTGGCAAGCAATTCCTCGACAGTGAGGATGGGGAGCGCTCGCCCACGTCGCGCGCTCCCCATCGGCCCCACCATGCCTTCTCACGGGCACCGCCAGTGTATCGCCGGTATGCCCGTTTACCGTTGAACTTCGCCGAAATGGAGTGCGACGAGGCAGACGAACGCGAGCACGACGAGGACGATGCCGGCGAAGATGATCGCACCGTACCGGCTGGGACGCCCGTTGTTCACCAGGTCAGCCCCCGAGCTGGATGCCGGTACAGGACGGATCGTAGGGCTCCACATTGGGCGGGCCGTGCGTGCCGACATACACCCCAGTCGTGCCCTGGCACCGGAAGTGGTACGTGGGCCGGCGCGTTTCGACCAGCACCCACGCCAGAATGGCCAACACGGTCAGCACCGCGATAAGAATTTTCACTGCGGCTGCACTCCGAAGTAGACCTGGAAGATGATCAGTCCCAGTGCGACGCCGACCAGTGCGGCTACGAAGTAGCGGCCGATGGCATCCCACCGCCTTCACGCAGCGCCTGCTGCGCGGCCTTCACGGTGTCGTCGTAGGACAGGCCGGTCTGCTCGCTGACCGCGTCGGCGACCTTGGTGGCGATGACGTCGATCTGCTCGTCGGTCATGGTGACGCCGAAGTTGCCGGCGTTGTCGGCGACGGCCGGGCCGAAGGTGGCGTTCCAGCCCATGCGCACGATGCCGTGCAGGTTGCCGAGGTAGGTCCACTCCGGGTTGTCTTTCCCGTCGGTGGCGCGACCGAACGTCAGGGCCGAACCGTAGGAGCTGGTGGCGATGTAGGCCAGCAGTGTGGCCCGGTCCTTGGTGATGGTCGCCGACCGGAAGCCGTCGCACAGGTAGTACTGGGTGGTGGTGCCGGGCGTGGATCCGGCCTGGGCAAGGAAAGGCACGTCTGTCTCCTTTGGTGTCGACGGGGACGGGGGAATCGGCGAGTTGCTGACCGCGCTCTGGGCTATCTGAGCGATGTAGTTCAACCCGGCGGAGCGGTTGCCTTCGGTGTCGCGGTACCACTCGATGTGGGTGTGGACATCGACGGTGTCCGAGGTGGACTGGTTGGCGAAGCCGTTCTGCCGGTCGATTCGAATTTTCGCTTTGCCGTCCGGCGAGTAGTTGATGGCCCGGACGGCAGCCAGGATGTTGTTGGTGCGTAGCTGCGCCGCGAGGGTGTTGTTGAACCGCAGCCAGGCGGGGCTGCCGCCCTTGGGCCACTTGTAGCCGATGTCCAGGGCGCTGGCGTATCCGCTCAGGCCGTTGCGGTCGCGGGTCAGGGTGGTGGAGTAGTCGGAGCCGGCCGAGACGTGTGGCTTGGCCATGTGGTAGCCGCCCCGGGCGGCGTGGGCAACGTCTCCGACGATGCCGAGCTGGACTGCGCTCAGGCCGGTGATGCCTTGGAGTTGGGAGCGGAGTCCGAGCAGGTCGGGTGGTGCGCTCGTCATAGTGGATCCCTCAACTTTCCCCGCACCTTTGTCAGTCACTGATCCGGAAGAATGTGGTCCAGGCGTATCCGCCGGTACCGTGCGCGCCGGTGTTGTTGAACAGGGTGTAGTCGTAGGTGCGGCCGGCGACCATCGACACCTGCTCGACGTAGTTCAGGTCGATCCAGCCGGCGTTGTAGGAGTTGACGATGGCGTCGAAGGTGCTGCCGGCGACATCGACGCGGTTGTAGTTGACCTGCATGTAGCCGCCGACGGTGGGGGCGGCGGGGGTGAGCAGGAACCGCAGCCGGAACAGCACGATGTAGGAGCCGGAGCGCTGGCAGGTGAACAGCGCGTTTGGTTGGCCTGCAACACTTCCGCCCACAACCATGAGGCTGCCGCCGTGGCCGCCGTACAGCGTCCAGTTGGGGATGGGGATGCTGGTGGCGCCGGTGACGATATCCAGGTTCTGTGCTTGGAACTTGCTCCATGGCAGCCCGGACCAGGCCAGTGTCAGTGGGGAGGTGGGGGTGCCGTTGCCGCTGGCGGTGATCTCCGGGTTGACGACGGCCATGTTGATGCCGCCCCAGTTGGCGTGCAGCGGTGCGGCCGGCGTTCCGTTGCCTTCGATGCGGACCCCGGTGTCGGGGGTGTTGGTGACGGTGTTGCCCAACCATGTTGCGGTGAGCGGGTTTCCGACCTGCCCGGCGCCGGACAGGTCCACGGTGGACGTGTCGCCGATCGCCACGGCGCCGGCCGCGCAGCCGGGAACGTAGAGGCCGCCGTCCGAGCCGGTGGTGAGTACCTGGTCGTCGTCCTCGGACACCTTGACGCCCAGCCGGCCGTTGGTGACGTCCAGCGGTTCGTCGGTGCGCCCGTTCAGGCATTCCATGGTGGCGTCACAGTTGGGCACCACCCGCAGCAGCCACGGCGACTGGCCGGAACCGTTGCCGGACAACGACAACGAGTTGTCGGTGGTGAGTACGCATGCGCAGGTGCCGGAGCATCCACAGCGTGCCATTGGGTGCCTCCCTTCAGATGACGGTGTAGCCGCAGCCGGTGAGCAGGTGCGCGACGGCGTTGAACGTGCCGCCGGCACCGTTGCCGGTGACGCGGACCTGCATGTCGATGTATGTGCTGCCGTGTGATTCCAGCCGGAACGGTTGGATGGGCCGGAACGTCGACGGGAACCAGCGCCACAAGCCGGGTGCGCCAGCCTGCGGGTAGTAGTTGGCGGAGGCGACCGTCCACCACCAGGGGGTGCCGGTGCCGACGCTGACTTGCGTCTCCATCACCATGTCGCCACCGACGAGGATGTCGGCCCAGATGTTGATGGTGGCGTTCAGGTTCATCACCACGGCCCAGCAGTTGGGGTTGGTGACGGTGAAGCGCACCGAGGCTGCGGTGATGACGGTGGAGTTGCCGGGAACGGTCGCCGACGGGTTGACGTTCAGTTCCTGAAAGACGGGAACTGCCAACTGGTCCGGGGTCCACACGCCGCCGCTCGGGTCGGTGTAGAGGCCGTTGGCATCCTTCAGGGCGCAGGGGGATGGGTTGGCCAGCCGCCGTTCCCCGGCGAGGATGAGGTTGCCCGCGTCGTCGGTGGCGAAGGCCGGTCCTGTGCAGATGGCTACCATGTCCAACCTTCCCTAGCTGAAATCCGCGACAACGCGGGTTGCCCCGTCACTGAGACGTGTGGCGATGAGGGTGTTGCCGGCGGCGGAAAGCGTGAAGCCGCCCAGCGTGATGCGTTGGCCCGAACCGATGGTGCGGCGCTCCAACTCTTGGACCCGCAGTTCCAGGCGGGACAGGTACAGCCCGAGCGCCTCGTGGTCGGCGGCCATCGCCACAAAATCGGGGGTTGGCATGTCATTGCCCCAACACTGCGGTGCGGCTGGAGCCGACGAACGGATCGAGGTTGACCCCGACGGTTTCGAACTGTCCGTCCCACGCCACGTTCACAGAGGTGAGGCGCATGGGTTGGCCGATGTCGCGGCAGAAGCTTTCCAGTGCCACGTCAATGCGGGCTCCGCAGACGAGCTGGTCGATACCGATGGGTGCGGTGTCGGCAAGGCTGGCGCCGGACGGGACGGTGATGACCACGGGCTGCGGGTAGGACACGTTGTATTCGGACTGGGCGTTGTAGAGGGCGTCCCATTCGGAGGTGATGGAGTCGGCCGACACCATCCGCTCGACCAGACCGTAGAACTTGTCGACCCCGCCGACGCAGGCGACGTTGGCGCCCTCCTGGCCGGATGCGCAGAACCGGGTGGCCAACTGGCCGCCGTCCATGATGACTTGCAGGTTGGCCAGGAACGCGGTGTCCGACAACGCCAGGTGCGGTGAGAGCGGGGACAGGTCCCCGCCGACGATGATGCGTCGCCCCACGGTGGTGTAGTCCAGATCCTGTTTGGCGAGGTCGTCGAGTGCCGCGCCCCACGTGGTGGTGTACGCATTGTGTTGCGGCGCCTGGTATGTGGCGCCGGTGGGTCGCGAGACGACGAACTCACGCACGTGCGGGTCGTCGGGGGCGAACGCCTGGTTGATGAAGTACAGGGCGATGTCGGTCTGGTCCATGCCGCTGTTGATGAAGTCGTAGGCGTCCCGGTTGTAGCGCACACCCATCCAGGCCACGACGTCAGCGGCGGTGATGGTGACGTAGTCCTTGTCCTCGGTGATGGTCTGGACGGGTCCCTGCCACATGAGGTCGTTGTCGCGGAAGATGCCCAGCTCGTGTGACCACGGTTGGGTCTGGCCGATCCCGGCGCAGCAGTCTGCGCCGGCCGACATTTTCGCGATGGTGACCTGGGCGGTGGAGATGGCGTCGAGCTTGCGGGACCAGTTGACTTGGGTGAGGCCGCGCAGGTTGTAGGTGGGGTGGTCGCCGCCGCGCCGGTAGACGACAGCCATGTAGCCCGACGGGCAGCCGAGCTGCGCCATGTGGGTCACGACGTCACCTCTTCGATGATGAGGGTGACCGCGCCGGTCGGGCCGTAACGCTTGCGGGGCAACGGTGCACCGCGTCGCAACTCCACACCCACGAGGTGGTCGGCGTTGTCGTTGGGCAGCAGGCCGTAGTCGCCGACGACGCCATCGATGAGGGCCTTGATGGTGCCGAAATAGTTGTGGTCATCGCGCTGGCGGGCGTCGGCGAAGTGCAGTTCGGCGACGATCCGGGCGCGTTGCAGCTTGGGCAGTTTCTGGCTGCGGGCGTATTGGGCGCCGGCCTGGCGCCAGTTACGGGTGCGGCTGGCCACACCGTAGCGGTGTTGGCGCTGGTTGGCGTTGATGAAATCATCCGGGGCCGGGATGTGGAGGGTGTAGACGCTCATGCCGCGTCCTCCCGGGCCACAACGGACACGTTGACCAACACGTCGTCGGGGAAGTCGCACGGCACCGTGAAAGTGACGCAGAAACCGTTGCAGTCAAAGACGGGCCACGTGTACGGGCGACCGTTGGGACCGAAAATGCCGGTGGAGTCATCGATGACGGCTGTGCCGCGTCCGCCGTCGCAGTCCAGCGAGGCGGTGAAGTCGCGGCCGTCCACGGTGAGGGTGGCGCCGGGCGGGACGTACGGGATGGCCATGGTGGCGCAGGCGGTGCACGGGTCGAGCAGATTGGGGTCGCACACGCCGGTTGCGCCGGTGGGGTTGCTGTAGAAGCGCAGCAGGATGGCCCGCGCCGGCTGTGTGCCGGTGGTGACTTCGATCAGGGGCACCTGGTCCAGCCACGCGGGGGTCGCGTTCGGTGGCACCGTGACCGACGCGGTTTTGGTGTTGGGGCCGTCGAAACAGACCGCGCACGGGTCGTAAGGGCGTGGCACGCTCGGCGGGGCCGGTGGCTCCGGGCAGTCGACGGGGCGTTCCGGGTCCTCAGCGCAGGAGTGCCCGGCCAGCCGGGAACAGCCGAACTGGTCGTATTCGCCGGGATCGTTGGGGCAGCCTTGCCCGTTCCACTGGACACATTCGGGCTCGTCGGCCAGCTCGTTCCAGTTGGCTACGCCAAAGTCGACGTCGTCCCACGTGGCGAAGGTGGCGGCCACGCTGTCCCAGCTCTGCCCGACGGCGCCGCAGTTCTGTCCGGGGGGTGGGGAGACGCCGGTGATGATGGGGATCGGGCTGCGGTACAGCCATGGCCGGCCGAGGATCAGCGTGAACTCGACTTCGGCGATGACCGGCTGGTCGGTGCCGCCGCATTTGCGGCCGAGTGCCGCAACGCGGTTGGTGATGGGGCCTTCCAGGACGCCGACCTGCGCCATCGTCCGGATGGTGCTCTCTTCGTTTTCCGGAGTGGGGCAGCAGGTGTAGGCGCAGGCTTCGACACCGCCGCAGGGATTGCAGGTGGAGCCGCGCAGGGCCGTTGAGAGCCACGCCAGGCCGTAGGACAGCGAACACTGGTCCACCGCCATGGCGACGCCGGTGTAGACCACCTCACGGTGGTTGTAGCGGGCGCGGGTGATGACTGCGCCGTCGCCGAGGCGCTCAATCGGGGTGCGGGTGATGGGTGAAGAGTTGAAGCCCCGCACCTGCAAGCCGAAGAAACCGGCGAAGCCGCCCGACTCGGGGGCGTACGGATCGAACCAGGGTGCCGCGTCGGCGGTGGGCGTGGTGTAGGGCGGTTCGTCTAGGGCCGGTGCGATCGTGCACGGCGGGCAGTTGATGGCGGTGATGCCCAGCGTGCGGGCGTAGGTGGCGGTCCGCTCGTTGTTGACCAACTCGACGCCGGCCATGCTCAGGTAGCCCTCGTACACGCCGATCACACCCCTGCCGTGGCGAGTCGGGCGATCTGCGCGCTCACCCGGAAGGCCACGTTTTCCGGGTTGACCTGCGGGGCGTTCACGGTGATCGGCGCATTGATGACGGTGGAACCCGCGGTGGCCGTCCCGCCGACCATTTGGCTGACGCCGTGGTCGCGGGCGAGCTGCATGACCCGGGCCGGCTGGGACAGGGGCAGCACCAGCTCGTTGGCGTGCAGCATCGCCAACTGGGCGGTGGGGATGTAGCCGCCCTGCGAGTAGCCCATCGGCGGCAGGTTCGCGTTGGCCTGCTGCACGTTGAAGATGGAGCCGTAGCGGGACAGGATGTAGCGGATGCCGGCGACGATGTTGGCTACCGGGTCGTAGATGTCGTCCACCAGCGTCCGCAGCCGGTACGCCTCGAACGTGGAGCCGATGGTCTGCATGAGGCCGCGCGACGGGTCACCCATGGCGGCGTTGGAGTCGGTCAGGTTGATGGCCCGGGGGTTGCCGCCGGACTCGCGTCCGATCAGGACGCTCAACGGTCCGGCCCAACTCGCGGGTACCCCGGTCAACGCGATGGCCTGGTTAATCCAGGCGCCGAGGCTGCCGCCGACGGTGGCCGCGCCACTGCCGTCGCCGCCACCGAACAGGCTGCGGACTCCGGAGAATGCCGATCCGAGGATGCCGCCGACTGTCTTCGCGGCAGCCTTGGCGTCGCCGACGATCGACTTGGCCTTGTCGACGGCCTTGTTCATGACGCCGACCGGGATGCTGCGCAGCGCGGCGCCGAAGTTGCCGGACAGCTTGCCCAGTTCGGAGTTGTTGATGACGTCGGTGAGCCAGCCGGACGGGTCGGACAGGAATCGGAGCACATCCTTGCCGAGCCCCAATGCTTTCTGCCACGCATCCGAGGCGGCGTCAGCGATCCCGCCGACGATGCCGCCGATGCCGTAGTGCTGCGGTGCCTTGATGTTGAGCGTGTTCGCCGCGTATGCGCCGCCGAGCCGGGCCACGGCGGCGCGGTTGAGGACCACTTCGCCGGGGGTGAGCATCGCTGGAACGATGTCGGTGGTGCCGGTGCCGGGAACGACGCCACCGGCGTTGAATCCGTAGTTGGCCCGCAGGTTGAGCGAGTCGGGGAAGACGTCGCCGCCGGGGAACTTGTGGATGATCGTGGAGAAGCCGCCGTACAGCTTGTCGAGGACGACGAGGACGGCGTTGACGGCTTCTTTGAAGGGGTGTGCGAGTTTGCCGCCCAGTTCGGACAGGGCGTTCATGATGGAGTCGGGCAGACCTCGGAAGAATCCGACGATATCATTGACGAAATTCGATACAGTGGTCTTCGTGTCGTTCCACAATCCAACGAAGAAGTTGTGCAGTGTGGTCGAGAGACTGACCACCGCGTTCCAGATGCGGCCCGGGAGTTTGACGAAAAAGTCGACTATAGCGTCGATCCAGGCTGTCACCAGCGAGACGGTGTCGTGCCACATGTCCACGAAGAATCCGTGCAGTGTGCCTGGCAGCGACGTGATGGCGGCCCAGATCCGGCCGGGGAGCTTGATAAAGAAGTCGGCGATGGCATCGAGCCATGCCGATACGATCCCGGTCGTATCCGTCCACAATCCGGTGAAGAAGTCGGTCAGCGTCTTGGACAGTGACACGATCGCGGCCCAGATTCGGCCTGGCAGTGCGGCAAAGAAGTCGGCAATGGCCTGAAGTCCTTGTGCCGCAAGGTCAATCATGGTGGTGAACATGTCCCACCACAGTTTGGCGACGAACACTGCGCCCGCGACGATGGCAGCGCCGAGCTTGACGAACAGGTCACCGATCCAAGCCAGTACCTGCGGTGTCACATCGATGAGAAGCGAAACCAGCTTGATGGGCAGCAGGATGAAAACGCCGACCACCAAAGCGATTCCGGCCCCGATGGAGAACAGCATGGCGTCAAACAAATCCTTCAGCGCTTGAACCGCAAGCCCCGGCAGCGATTCGAGGAACCCCTTGATGCCGTCCCACGCGGCCGACAGCAGCGACACGACAGCGCCGGGGATCGACTCCGCAAAATCGGCGACCGACTTGCCGATGCTGACAAAGAAGTCGGCGACGGCACCGGGGATGTCTTTCAGCCAGTCGACCACCGCATCGAAGGCGTTGGTGAACAGCGCGGGGATCGCGAGGACGAAGTTCTTCACCGCGTTGTAGGCGTCCACGAAGTAGCCGGGCAGCCGCTTGAAGAATGCGACCACCTGGTCCCAGTGCTTGACCAGCTCGATGATGCCGACAACCAGCGCGGCGATGATGGCGATGAGGGCAGCAATGCCCAAGACGATGAGGCCGATCGGGTTGGCGTCCATCGCAAGGTCGAGTTCGAGGAACGACGCTGTCGCTACGCCGAGCGACGTCACCAGTTCGGGAATTGTCTCCAGAATGAAGGTCTGCATTGCTAGACCCAAGAGTCCGATGCGCGTGCTCAAAAGAGCGATCTCGCCACTGATTCCGGCGAACGCAGTCTCCGCCGTCTGGAGTCCTGCCAGCTTCAGCACGGCAGCCGAGACCGCGTCGATCTTGGATAGCGCACCGGCAACGTCACCGACGAACTGAACCGTCTTGACGGTGGCTTTCAGCGTTTCATAGACGCCAATGAGGGCGAGAACGGAGATCACGACAGCGTCAAAGGCGGCCTTGTGATTGGCCAGCCAGCCGGCGAGAGTCGACAGCCAACCGACCAGAGTCTGGATGGCCGGGGTCAGGTTGATAATCGCGTCGGTGAAGTCCTGGGCGAGCAGTACGACGAGCGGTGTCAGCGCCGGAACCAGTGGCACGATCGCCAGAACCATGTTGGCGAACGCTGTGGCCAAGTCCGGCAGCACTGGCGCGATGGCGATCAGGGTGTCGGAGAGTGCCTTGAAAACCGGCGTGATCGCGGGGCCGAGGTTGGCCAGGGCATCACCGAGTGCGGAGACGAATGTGGCGATGCCGGGGGCGAGCGCGACGACGGCCTGGGCGAGCAGTGGAATGACCTTGCCGACCGATGTGGCGAGCGCGTCGATGATCGGGGACAGCGCGGCAGACACCTGCCGCAGGCCATCGAAGAATGCCGCGAGGGCTTTCTGGCCGGACGCGGTGGAGAAGAACGCGGTGAGGCTGCCAGTCAGGAGTCCGATGGTCTGCAACAGGCCGGTGGCGCTCTGCCCGGACTCGTCGAAGAGTTGCTTGAAGATGCGGGCCACGTTGGCGACGACTGTGCCGAGTGCTTTGAGGACGTCGAGCGCGGTCTGAAACCACTGCGCAGCCTTGCCGCTATCAGAGATGGCGATCAGCCAATTACCGAACTTCTGGCCGAGTAGAGCAGCCTGAATGATGAGTCCGTCGAGGGCAGGCTTCATCGCGGCGGTCAACCGGGCGATGCCAGGCAGGATCGAGCGCAGAGCCAGACTGAGTGCGTCAATGGATGTGACGCCACTGCTGATCCAGTCGTGCAGCAGCGTGAGGCCCTGCGCGGAACGAATGAAGGCCAGCACCTGATTGGTGAGCCGACCAAATTCTTCACCGACAACGGCGAGACCAGCCTTCAACGGCCCGGACACGACGGCCACTGTGGATCGGATGTTGCCGATGACCTGGGCGGCGAATGCCTCCTGGCTGGCATCTTTGATGGCGACGAACTGTGGACGCAGGTCACGCAGCACACCGGCGAGTGCCTTGGCGTTGGTACCCATGTCCTGTGTGGCCTTGTCGAACTGCGCCGAGGTGGTGGCTTTCAGCGCGTCGGAGAAGCCGGACACGGCGAACTTAACGCCGATGAACGCGGCGCCCAGCGCGCCGAGCGCTGCCGGCAGCGCGAGAGCCAGGCCGGAGAGGCTGACGACTGCGGCGCCGAGTGACAGCAGCGCGGGGGTGGCCAGGGAGGCGGCGCCGACGATGGCGCCGAGTCCGACCACGAGCAGGGAGGCCAGTCTGGTGACGTTGGCGAAGCCCTTGCCCAACGACGTCACCGGGTTGAGCAGCTTGGTGAACCCCTTGCCGATCTTGTCCAGGTCGTCTTCGAGATCCTTAGTCTGTTTGGTGAGGTTGGCACGCAACGACTTGCCGGCCTTGTCGCCGACTTTGCCGGCCTCGGTGGACACCTTGGATTCACCGTCTTTGATGCCCTTGGACATGCCGGTGGTGAATTCCTTGCCGCCCACTTCGCCGGCTTCGGCCCCGGCGTCTTTCGCTGCGGCGTTCAGCTCGGTGTTGAGTTGCTTCTCGACCTGTTCGCGCAGGCTGGTGCTGAAACCGCTGCCATCGGCGACGATTTCGATGTAGGCCCGACCGAGCGTGGTCACGGCTTTGATCGTAGGCGAAGAAAGGTGCGGGGAAAGTGACTAGTTGACCGCGCCGAGGACCGAACGGGAACTGCCCATGGTGGCGGTGAAGGATTCGAACGATTCGAACGTCTCTTCGTCGCTCCATCCGGGAGCGTTGGCGCCGAGTTCAGCGTCCACATCGGGCTCGTACAGTGCCTGGTCGAATTTCTGGAGAGACTCCGCCGTGGCGCCCTCCGTCATCCAGGCATAGATGGTGGAGAGCATCTGCGGCAGGATCAGCGTCAGCGGGTCGACGCCTTGCCGGAGGAGATGGCCTTCGTACGCCGGCCAACGACTGACGGCCGACGCGAGGAGCCGTTGGCAGACGTAGGGGGGCGTCCCGTCCATTCCTCCATGGCCCAGTTCATGATGTCCATGACCGCGTCCAGGTCCAGGGCGTCTTCCGGGTCCAACAGCCGCAGTCGGATCGCCTCATCGCCGGGCGGTGTCAGCGCGGCTTCGAGAAAGTCGAGCATCGCGGCGACCCGGTCAGAGGAGCTGCGGTGCAGCGAAGCGGAGGCGAACAGGAACGCCAACTGCGCTTGCTTGGGCGCCCGCAGCTCGTATGTGACACCGTCCAATGTGAACGGCAGGTTCTGGAGCTGCGGTTGCCCGTTGGTGCGCGCCTGTACTGACGAGGTGAATTCTTTCACGGCATGTCCTCTCCACACGTCTGTGCCGATCCTAGGCGGAAAGGTGCGGAGAAAGTGTTACCCGACGTGTTCGGACGTCACGATGAAGTTGAGTCGGTGCCCTACACGCTGTAGGGGCTCCGTGAGATACGGCGTTCCGCGCGTGCCGGGGTGGTGGACGTAGGTGGCGAAGCCGAGCGGGCCGAGGTAAAGCACTTCGCCGGGCGCGGCGTCAATCTCGTGTGGTCGGCTGCCGTTGTGGACGATCAGCGCGTAGTACTGGTCGGAGCCCACCTCGGTACTGACCCGCAGCCCACGGATGCTCAACGGTGTCATGTGGATGGACGCGGCGAGCAGCCCGGAACGCTTGGGCGCCAAGACTTTCGCGGCCACCATGACTTCTTCGCCGGTGGTGGTGACGAGCTGGCGTGCCTGCTCGGTGATATAGGTCTGGATGACGCCCTCGTAGAGGACGAGCCGGGTCGCCATATCAGGCGTTGATCCAGTTCCACCAGAATTGGCCGCCGGTAACCTGCCAGCCGGTGGCACCGGAAGAATTGGTGAAGGTGATGGTGATCCGGTCGGTAGTGGCGTTAACGCGGAACAGGCCGGAGAACCAAAAGTCGCACCACAGCAGGCCCGAGGCGCGCATCACCCAATTCTGAAGCAGCGCAGCGTTAATGCCGAGGGACAGCGTGTTCCAGCCGCCCGCGTTGGCGGTGCCGGTGAGAAGCCGGGTCCGGACGCCCATCTGGAAGCGGTACATGCCGGGGCGGTTGGTGGCGACGGAATTGCTGCCTGCGGTGCCGGCGAAGAAGACGCCGTGCGTGCTCTGCTGGCCGATGGAGATGGGGATCGGACCGCTGTTCGCGCCGTTGGCCACGGTGACGGCCGAGGTGACGGGGCAGAAACACCAGGGCGTGTTCGGGTCGCCGCGAACCTGACCGATCGCCGGCTCGATGGCCTGGGCCAGGTTTCTGAAGCCGGTCGGACCTTCGGCCGGGTTGGGACCGCCGGGCCACGGCAAGTGATAGATCGGCGTGGATCCTGCCGGTGGGTTGGCCATCAGTCCCCCAACCAGGTGAGGGAGAACCAACCGCCGTTGAGGGTCTGGTTCTGGGTCGAGCTGTTTTGAATGACACACGTCAGGCCACTGCCGGAGACGGGTGCGGCGTAGTGGAATGAGAAGCTGCCGATGATGTCGAGCCAGCCCGCGCCCCACAGGGGAGCAACGGTATCCAGCACTGCGGCGCCGGTACTGGACCAGTACGCCTGAAGCCACGTGCCGGAGGCTGGTGTGCCTGTGGCGAGTGTGCGGATGTTGCTGTCCAGGCTGTAGACGCCGGGTCGGGTGGTGAGCAGGTTCTGTGTGCCGCCCATGCTGAACCAGTTGGCCGCGTGCTGTGCCCGGATGGTGAAGGCAACCGCCGTGTTCGCGCTCGCCGCGAGGGTTCCGGCGGCGACGGTCATCATGACCCACGGCGCGCTGCTGGACAGGGGTAGTGCGCCGAGCATGGCTGTCTCGGTGTCGGTGGCCAGGTTCTGGTAGCCGGTCGGGCCTTCGGCCGGATTGGGGCCACCGGGCCAGCGCAGGTGGTAGGTGGGGGTGGACCCGGCGGGTGGGTTGGCCATTAGTCACCCACCCGGTAGAAGTGGGCGTAGCTGGTGTTGCCGAACGTCTGTCCCTGGCTGCTCTGGTTGAAGATGTCGCAGGTGAAGCCGACGCCGCTGACGGGCGCGAGGATCCGCACCACGCCCTGGCCGAACAGGTCGATGTTGCTGCTGCCGTAGATGGGCACCAGAAAGTCGAGCTGGCCGCCGACGCTCTGCCCCCAGAACGCCTGAAGGTAGACGCCGTTGACGATGGTGCCGGTATTGACGGTGCGGAATTTGAACATGAGCAGGTAGGCGCCGGGGCGGGTGGTGACGAGACTGGTTCCGCCGGTGCCGAGACTGTGGATGTTGTCGGCGGACTGGCCGGAGAGCGTCCAGGCGGCCCTGACGGTGGCGCCGGCACCCACTGTGCCGGGGATGTGAGCCAGGGTGACCCACGGGTAGGTGGGCAAATTCCGGGTGGCTTCCAGTGCTGTCTCGGTGTCGTTGGCCAGGTTCTGGAAGCCGGTGGGGCCTTCGGCAGGATCGGATCCGCCGGGCCAGCGCAGGTGGTAGGTGGGGGTGGACCCGGCGGGTGGGTTGGCCATTAGTAGGGCACCTCATCCCAGCTCGGGTTCGCTGCGGAGAGGGCATCCCAGCTCGCGTAGAGGGCCGCAACCTCGTCCCAGCTCATGGCGACGGGGCAGGTTACGGTGCCGCTGAACAGTTCGCCGGTGCGCTGGTTCCCAACGGTGATGTTGTGTGTGCCGCCGGTGGCGTACAGGTGGGTCGCCGGGGAAGACACGTGTTGGCTGGTGCTGAAATCGGGTGCGCCCCACGCGATGATCACCTGGTCGGTGCAGGTGTAGTGGACGACAACTTTGAACGCGCTCATGGTGAGGTCACCCGCTGCACGGACCAGATTTCAGCGCATTCGGGGTGGCCGGGAACGTAGGTCAGGATGTTCCAGAACGGCGCGAAGGCGCCGATGGTGCCGCCGGTGTAAGCATGGGTGAGAGTGCCGCCGGCCGGCAGCGTGACGACTGCGCTGCCGTCGCCCCAGTCGAGGGTGAAGTCTTGGACCGGCTGTACCGGGCCGAAGGTGATTGTGTTCCGGTTGCCGTCTCCGCCGGTGGTGCGCTGCCATGGTGAGACGGTGGTGATCTTCACGCACAGCGGGGCGAAATCACATGTGGTGTCGTTGATCCCGTCGCAGGAGACCGCGCCTTCGCCGGACAGGCCGTTGACCGTGTCGGTGAGGGTGATCGCCTTCGCGCCGGGGCCGGCGTAGAGGTGTGTGGCGGGCGAGCTGGTGGCGACAACGATCGTGCCGTCGCCCCAGTCGATACGGACCGGGTGTGATGCCTGGAACGAGAGCGTTGCCAAGTTCGCCATCACGCCACCGGGAAGGTGAACTGACGGTTGTCAATGCAGCTCGCGTTTCCGACCACCGTCCAGATGACGTTGTAGGTGCCCGGCGCGGCGTAGGTGTGGGTGGTGGCGTTGCCCGCTGTGACGGTGGCCGGTGCGGTGCCGTCGCCCCAGTCGACGGTGTAGGTGGCGGTGGTGGCGGTGCCTACCCAGTGCAGGTCCATCGGGTTGGCCACGGCGGTGGTGAAGTTGTCGGCGGGCAGCTTGTCGCAGTTGGCGACGAAGTTGCAGACCAGGCTGGTGACGATCGGCGCGATCTCGCACTGGCTGGTGACCGTGCCCACCCATGTGGTGGTGGCCTCGGTGACGGTAACGGTGCGCAGCAGGCCGGGCGGGCGGGCGTAGGTGTGGGTGAAGCTGCCGGACGGGTGTGTCTCGGTGGCGGTGCCGTCGCCCCAGTCGACGGTGTAGGCAGTGCCCGGCCCGGCGATGGTGAGGGTGACCACGTCGGAAAGCTGGGCGTCGCCGCCGACGCAGGTCAGCGTCAAGGTCGGGGTGACGATGACGCCTGGACCGTCGGGGGTGTGCGGGTCGTTGCCGCCGCTGACGCTGGCGGTGCAGCCCGGTACGGCCGGGTCGGTGACGGTGACGGTGAACGGGCCGGAACCCACTCCGGGCGCGTAGGTGTGGGTGCCGGTTGCGCCGGAGGTGACGGTGCTGGCGGCGGTGCCGTCACCCCAGTCGACGGAGACGTCGCCGCCGGTGCCGTTGACGATTGGTCCGATCGTCCAGGTGCCGGCGGTGGCGTCCGTAGTGGACAGTTCGGCGCCGGTGACGTCGCAGGTGGAGCAGGTGAGCTGTGTGGTGGTGGCCATGCCGTTGACGGTGTCGGTGAGGACCACTGTCCACGGGCCGGATGAACTGAAGGTGTGGTGCACGGTCTGGGTGGCTGGCGGTGGCGACGCCGGGTACGTCTCTGTCGTCCCGTCGCCCCAGTTGATGGTGACGGGATGGTTGGAGGAGTAGGTGAGCGTTGCTACCGATGCCACGGCTGTGCTCCCTACACGCAGGCCGGGTCAATGTTGACCCGGGCGCCATAGATGCCGCCGCAGTCGACGGTGATGGCGTAGGGCTGCTGGGCGACAGCCTTGGTGGTGTTGTGTTCCGTCTTCTGGATGGACGGCACGGTGATGTTGCCCCGGTACACGTCCACCTGTGGGGTGATGTACATCCAGAACGTGCAGTCGGTGGCGACCTCGTTGGGGCCGTTGCCGGTGTAGCCGCCGCCGAGGGCGAACCGGGTCCCGAGCCGGGTGTGCAGTGGGAACCCGGCGTCGTTGGAGAACTGCATGTACTGGGCGAGGTACGGTGCCGCCCATGCCGGTGCGTGGATGATGCCCTGCCCGTCGTAGCAGGAGGCCATCTGGCCTTCCAGTGCGGACACTGCGGCGACGATGCCGCACTGACAGGCGGCCGGGGTGATGTCGGTGGCGGCGGCCGGGAGGATGGCGGCGAAGATGCGTTCCACGCCGCGCCAGGCGCCCGCGTTGAGGGTGTTGCGGGCGCGGGCGGTGATGGTATCGAGTTCTTCGAGGGGGTTCACGCAGGCGGCTGCCCACAGCGTGAACGGGGCGCCGTAGGAGATGCGCTGGGCGCAGGTGCAGGTGATCTGTTCATCGAAGATGCTGCCGTCCAGGAACGGATCGATGGCAACCGCGTTCTGCAAGTCGTCGGTGTTGGCGCAGTCGACGGCCGCGATGACCGGCGGCGTGATTTGGGTGCAGGGGGCTGGGAACGCACCGACAGCGCTGTTGCAGGTGTCCGACAGGTACATGACGCCGGCACCCTGGCCGCCGAGGCGGCCCACGTCGTGGACCGCCTCGGGACCGATGGCGTCTCGCAGGCCACCGCGAAGGGGTTGCCGTGTCGGGGCGGCAACCTCAATCGCTGGTGTGGTGAGTACGGGCAGTGGCATTCGGTGTCCTTAGACGGTGGGTGCTGCGCCGACTAGGGGTTGGCTTACGGCGCGTTCCCGGTCGCCCATGCGGTGCCGGTCCAGTGGGCGTGGGAGTTGTCGCCCAGCACCACGTACTGCCCGGTGGTCCACGCGGTGGTCGGCGACGCCGTGACGGTGCTCATCGCGGCGAGGTTGGCTGGCGCGGTGGAACCGCCCGGCGTGAAGCTGCCCGGGGTGCCGGCAGAGCCGCCGGTGGCCGGGTTGCTGCCCCCGCCGCCACCACCCGTGGTGGAGCAGGCGTATTCGACCGGGGCCGAGGTGGCGCCGGACGGGCACAGACCCATCGTGTAGATGTAGGACGGGTAGCAGCGGTGCAGGAACAGCGAGCATTCCTCGCTGAACAGCCGGATGTACTCGTTCTGCTCCAACAGCGTCGAGTCGTAGACCGCGTCGAGCCGGATGATGTTGCGGGTGCCGAAGGCGAACGCGCCCGGTGCGTAGAGGATGAACTGCACCTGGTTGGGCCACTGGAGTGCCGGGTCCGGTCCGCCCATGCCGTTGCCGGAGCCGAAGTAGTCTTGCCAGCCGGTAATCCACTGCACCCGCACGTTCTGCGCGGCAAGCTGGGAGGCGATGCCGGCGCGGGTGTTGGCGACCGGGACGCAGCAAGCGCCGCGCCGCAGGGCGTCGGCGTTGGCCACGTCGGGCAGCCAGGACGGCAGTAGCACTTCCAGCGTCTGGTTGGACGAGGCGAGGGTGCGGCGCCGGTAGTCCGATGCGGCGAGGCTGATCATCGAGTACAGGCCGGACATGGTGTTGTCGGCGGCGATGTCGGAGCCGGCGCCCACGTTGACCGGGATGGATGCGGCGATGACACCGGCCATCTTCTGCCGGGCCAGCTTCAACTGGTGCAGCTTCAGCACGTCGCCGAGCAGCCGGTCGTAGTACTCCGGCCACGACGAGTCGTTGATGATGTCGCCCTTGATGCAGATGCCGTCACACGTCATCTGCGCGGTTTCCCACGTGGTACACGGCATCCGGTAGCACGTCTTCGGCGTGCCGTCGATCGAGTCCTGCTCTGTGTAGTGGAAGCCGATGTCGTCGATGTCCGGGATCAGGTCCGGGATCAGCGGGTAGGTGACGCCGGTCCGGGTGAACCCGAACGAGGGCAGGTCCAGGGTGCCTTCCACGCTGATCAGCGACGGACACAGGTCCCAGAGCTGTACCGGCGGCGGACACCAGCCACCGGCGGCCGTCAGTGACTTGCCGGCCAGACGGGTCTGGTCGCAGGCCGCTTCGATGATCTCGGTGTCGTTGCGTCCGTCGGCGACCAGGCCGTTGGGCTGCGGCAGCGTGATGGACGCGACGCCTTGGCGCAGGAACATCTTGGTGCGCGAAGACATCGGGATCTTCTCCTGGTTGGGGAAGCCGGTCAGCCGCGTACGCAGCGCCTCCCCTACCTCTTTCAGATCCTTGAAACGGTGCCCGTTGGCGTAGTTGGGCAGGTCCGCTGCGGCGGTGATGACCGCCCGGTTGCCGGCCCCGGTCAGGTCGGGCGTCTTGGTGCGGCCGGCTGCTGCCCGGGTCAGGGACACGTTGGGGCGTGTCGCGACCGCGTTGCTGGTGGATCCGGATGCGGCGACCGGCTGTGCGACACGCGCGGTGCGGGCTGGTGCCGGCGGAGCTGCGGGCGCGGCGGGAGCGGCCGGAGCTGCTGGAGCTGCCGGCGCGGCCGGAGCCTCATTCGGGTCCGGGACCTGCGGGTTGTCCTGCTCGTCGTCGTCCTCGTCGCCCTGGCCCTCGTCGCCCTGCTCGTCGTCACCGTCTTCCGGGTGGTCGACTTCATCCGCCGGGTCGTCGTTGGCCTCCGGCACGTGCACCGAGTTGACCATCGCCTCCAGTTCGGCGGCGGCGGCGGACTCGGCCGCGTCCAGGGCCGCCTGGGCGTCCCGGTTGGTGGTGATGAAGGTGGCGAGGGCACGCAGGTTCGCCATGCCGTCGGCGTTGAGCTTCGGGTCGTCGCGCTGCTCATCGAACGCGGCAACTGCCTGCGTTTCCAGCTCGACCAACTGCTCGCGGGTCAGCCCGTCGAGAGTCTGCGGAATCTTGAACTTAGCCACTGGATGCTCCGAGAAGCGCGGGAAGAAACGATTCGGTGCTCGTTTCGACCGGCCCGCAGCCAGCGTCGAGTTCGCTCGCCAGCATAACGGACTTTCCCCTCACCTATTCAGGTACTTGCTGCGGTAATCTGGCCGTGCAACTGCTGCTGGCTGCGGGCCGGGCTCAGGACTCTCCTTTTTGCGAGGAATCCAATGCCCACCGAGTGTTCAGCGCTCATGCGGGGCAAGGTCGCCCGAATCACGCGAGTGGACGGTTGCGGCAATCCCGTGATGTGCGACGACGGGGTCACGCCCCAGTACGTTGTTTCCGACGGTGTGATCTCGATGCAGATCGAGCCGGAGATCGATGCCGGTACCGACATCACGCAGGACAACTGGAACGGCGATTCGTGTATCGACGTTCCGGCCTGCCCGAAGATCCGCTGGATCAACCTGACGGCAACGTTCTGTCGGATGGACCCGGATCTGTTTTCCATGTGGACGGGTGTCCCGGTGGTTCGGGATCCGGCCGGCAACGCCACCGGCTTCCGGGTACGCAAAAGCGTGTCCTGTGAGGAAGGTGTGGCGCTGGAAATCTGGACCGGTTCGGCGGCGGCGAACCGTTGCACCACCGGCGGCGGGAAGGCGAAGTACGGCTACATCGTCATTCCGTGGGTGGTCAACGGCGTGCTCGGTTCGTACACCATCGAAAACGGCGCGGTCACGTTCCAGGTGACGGCGAAGGGCATCGACGGCGGCGGTTGGGGTGTTGGCCCGTACGACGTGTACGAGGGTGAGACGGCCGGCTCGACAGCACCGTTGCAGACCCCGTTCGGTGAAGGCGACCTGGAGCACATCGACACCACGACGCTGCCGCCTCCGACCGCGTTCTGTGGCGCCAATTGCGTGGTCACCCCGACCCCGCCGGTGGCCAGTGTCGCTGCTGACCCGGCGGATTCCACGGGCCACACGGCGATCGTGACTTACAACAACCAGCCGAACGGCCCGGTCACCATCGATTGGGGCGACGGTTCGGCGGTGGTCACCACGCCGACCGAGCAGGGTACGGCGAGCCACGTGTACGCGGCGGGAACCACCGGCGCGCAGAGCATCACGGTGGCCGACGCCAACAACACCGACGCGGTAACGACGCTGACGTTCACCATCACGCCGTAGCGCATGTGTGTCGGCGGGTGTCTCTCACCTCTCCGAGAGGCACCCGCCGACCTGTCACACTGACCCGGAGGGGGTGATTGGTGATGGCCTCACCTGACCTGATCACCGATCCGTTGCCGGCGCAGCGTTCCGGTGGTCCCTGCGACTGGCCGTTCGATATGGGCTGTTGCCAGGATTTGGATCTGGAGACGGTGCCGGACGCGATAGTGACACTGTCCAAGACGTGGGTGGCGGAGATTCTGTGGGCGGCGACAGGTCGACGGTTCGGGTTGTGCGAGAAGCTGGTGCGTCCGTGTAACCGTGGTTGCACGACGATGCCGGAGCCGTCGCCGACGTTGATTCAGGGCACCTGGTTCAACTCGTGTGGCTGCAACAACCGCAACTCGTGCTCGTGTGGGCCGGTGTGTGAGTTGTGTCTGCCCGGCCCGGTGTATGACGTCTGCGAGATCCTCATCGACGGTGAAGTCATCGATCCGGCCACCTACCGGGTGGACGATCACCGCTACCTGCTGCGTACCGGCGGCGAGGAGTGTTGGCCGCGCTGCCAACACTTGGACGCCGGCATCAACGAGTCGGGTTCGTTCGCGGTGCGTTACCGGCGTGGCGTGCCGGTGCCGGAGGGCGGCGCCTATGCGGCCGGCCAGTATCTGTGCGAAGTGATCAAGCAATGCATCGGTGACAAGTCGTGCCGGCTGCCGCGCAACATCACGCAGATCAACCGGGCCGGGGTGCAGGTGAGCTTCTCTGCCGGCTCCGGGAAGTTCGCCGGGCTGACGGGCATCCCCGAGGTGGACATGTGGGTGGGCCTGGTGAACCCTGCCGGGTTGACCTCGCCGTCGCAGGTGTGGTCGCCGGACACGTGCGCGAAGGTGCGCACCACCACGGCGCCACGGCCGTGGGCTGTGGGTAGCTGCAACCCGAGCGCTATCGTGCGGCCGGCCCCGTGACGACACCAACGCCGCCGCCCACCTGGTGGCCGCTGATCGCCTCGGTGGCCCACTGCCTGTGCGCGAACCTGGCCCAGACGGTCGGTGGTCCGCCGGGGCGCTGCTGCGCACTGCCCGGCGGGTCGGTGATCCTGGACGACTGCTGCCAGGGCACCGGGTGGGTGCGCCTGGACCGCATCGGCGAAACCACCATCACCGGCTCCCTACTGGCGCAGCCGCCGGTCGGGTGGGGTGACAAGCCGTGCGGGGACCGGCAGGTGCAGATCGTGTTGGGTATCGGGGCGATGCGCTGCGCGGCCAGCTCGGATGAGCGGGGCACCCCGCCGAGTTGTGAGGTGTTGGAGAACGAGGCGCTGGTGATGTTGTCCGACATCGACGCGCTGTATCGCACCGCCTCGTGCTGCGTGGCCGACCTGGGATCGCTCGGCGTCTATTCCGCGGAGCCCGCGTTGCTCACTCCGCAAGGTCCCGCCGGCGGATGCGTCGGCAGTGAACTGACCGTCGGCTACACAGTGGACCTGTGCCCTTGCGTGGATTGATGGGGGGTAAATGATGGCTCGCCCGAAAGGCACCCGGGGCCGGGGCAACGCCGAGACGCTGCGCCGCTACTGGGCCGAAGGCAAAGGCGCCGCAAAAATCCGGTGGGGTTCCGGCGGCGACTTCAACCGATGCACCCGCCAGTTGGCCAAGTACATGCCGGGACGGGAAAAAGGCTACTGCAACCTGCTGCACCGTCGAGCTACCGGCATGTGGCCGGCGACGCACGCGAAACTGCTGCACGGCGGTCGCAAGTAGACCGTTCATAGGTGCGGGGAAAGTATCACGCGACCGTATGCTGCTCGTGTGTCCTGGTTGGAGCTGCTGCTGTTGGCTTTGGCCGTCGCCCGACTGACGGTGTTGGTTCGCGCTGACCGCATTTCGCGGGCGTGGCGGTACTTCGTGGCCCATCGGGTGCGCAAAGACGGCTACGTCTGGTACCTCCTGGACTGTTCGTGGTGTATCGGCATGTGGCTGTCGGCGTTGGTCGCGATCACCGCGTATTTCTGGTGGATGCACCCGTGGTATCGGGTCGTCATCACCATTTTCGCGCTGTCCTATGTGGTTGGTGCGCTCGGCCATGCGCCATTTGAGCCCGACAGTGACCTGCCGGAGCGGGAGGACTAGCCGATGCCGGTTTTTTGGCGCAGTGCAGGCGATCTGGTGGGTGCGGAAGCCCTCGTCGCGTCCGCGACCCGGATCACCGGACCCGGTTTGCGATTCAACCGTTCCGGTTCGGACACGCAATGGCAGCGTGAGGCGTGGGAGTTCTACGATTCGGTGCCCGAATTCCGGTACGTGTGTGACTGGAAGTCCCAAGCCGCGTCCCGGGTGAAGTTGTTCATCACCACAGTGGACGACTCCGGCGAGCCCGACGCGGATGCGGCCGGCCCCATCCCGTTCGCCACCACATTCCTCGGCGGTCCGGCCATCCAGGGCCAGATCCTGGCGGCGATGGTGCTGCATCTGGAGATTGTCGGCATGTGTTTCCTCATCGGCCGGGTGCTGGACGCCGGTGGGGAACGCTGGGATGTGTATTCGCTGGACGATTTGCAGGACAACGGCGACGGCACAATCAGCATTGACGACGGTGTCGACGTGCCGTGCGTGTTGGACCCCACCACATCGGTCATTATCAAAATTTGGCGGCCACATCCACGTCGGCACTGCGAAGCCAACGCCCCGGCGCGGGCCGCGCGGGCACCACTGCGGGAAATCATTCGTGCCGACCAAAGCATTGCCGCGCAGATCGACTCCCGATTGACCGGCAACGGCATCCTGCTGCTGCCCAAAGAGTTGACGTTCACCATCGCCGGGGCCAACCAGGACGACGGGCCGGGCGACGACGGCGGCGCCGACACGTTCATGACCGCATTGACCGAGTCGATGATGACCGCCATCGGGGATCCCAACTCAGTCGAGGCCGTTGTGCCGATCATCATCCGGGGACCCGGCGAACAGCTCGACAAAGCGCGGCTGCTGTCGCTGTCCACGCCCGTCTCCGAGGCGGTGATGGGCATGCGCGACTCGGCGGTGGGCCGGTTGGCGCGCGGCCTGGACGTGGCGGCCGAGGTGCTGCTGGGTATGGGCGACACCAACCACCTGTCCGGCTGGCAGATCGAAGAATCCAACGCGAAAGTGCACCTGGCCTCGCCGGTGGAGCTGATCTGCGCCGCGCTCACCGAGCAGTATCTGTGGCCGGCGCTGCGGGTGGAGTTCCCGGGCGACTACCGCCGCTACGTCGTCTGGTATTCGCTGTCGGAGCTGGTGCAGCGTCCCGACCGGGCCGCCGACGCCCAGCAGGTCTACGACCGCAACGAGCTGTCCGGCAACAGCCTGCGGCGGGAAAACGGGTTCACCGAAAACGACGCCCCGACACCGGAGGAGCGCCGCTACCACACGCTGCTGGAGGTGGCCGGGAAAGTGCCGGTGGCCGCACCGGCAGTCGTGGCGGAGCTGCTGCACGAGATGGGGGTGCAGGTGCAGCAGCTTGTCCCCTCCACACCGGCCGCGCCGGCACCACCGGCCATCGCCACCCCGGCCGGGCCAGGTTCCCAAGGTCGCGGAACCGGGGTGAGTGCGCCGGCCGAGTCCCGGCCGCTGCCGGCGGCGCCGGCCATCACCGCCTCGATAGACGCCTCAATTATCGCGGCGGCGGAGGCGTTGACGTTGCGGGCGTTGGAGACGGCCGGGAAACGTCTCGTCGGCCGCAACCGGCACAAGCTCGGCCACCTGCAACCGTGGGAGTACCACACCGCGCCCGGCATGTGCTGCACACCCACCTCGGCGGAGCGCCTACTGGATGGCGCGTTCGCCACCTGCCCGAGTGTGGCCGCCGCTGCCGGGGTGGACGGGGACGCGCTCACCAAAGTGCTGCACACCTACGCCTGCGACCTGTTGTGCGCCGGCACGCCGCACACCCCGACGGCGCTGTATCACCTACTGGCCGACTGGTCGCTGATCTGAGGAGTACGACATGGCCTACATCGATGTCCTCGTGGCGCGGGCCAACGCGCTCAACCCGAGCCTGCCCCGGGGTGTGCTCTCCGACGTCGCCGCCATCACCGCAGCCGCGTACCCGCTGCCCGTGTATGGCGCCGACGGCAACCCCATCGGGCGGGTGCTGGGCCTGGGCGTCACCGGGGACGAGGTGCACGCTCAGGTCCAGTACTTCACCGCGCAGGCGCCCACCATCCTGCGGCCGACCTACGCCGAAGTGGACCTGGCGATCCGGGGCACCGGCCGGATGATCACCGCCGCCGTCCTGGACAGTCTCAGTGCTGCCGCGTTCACCCCCGACTCGACGGTGCCGGGCATCAACACGTTCAACCCGGATGGGGACGCCTCCACCAACCCGACCGGGGACGACGGCGAACCCAACGACGAGAACATCACCGTCGATGCGGACCTGCCGGTCGCACCTCTGGACACCGAATGGGATCCGCACACCGCCACCGCCCGGATGTTGGCCAATGCCACCGGCAACGACGGCCTGGTGGACACCGACATGTTGGGCTCCGGGTTCCTGTACCAGGATCCCGGCTCCGACGGCAACAGCGTGGACGACTACCAGTTCCCGGTCGCCGACGTCCTCGGCGGAGCGTTGACCATCATCCCGAATGCGCTGCTGGACGCGGCGGCCGTCATCGACGCGGGCGGTCCCCCCACCGCGCACATTGACGACAACGACATGCAGGCGCTCGCCGATGTGCTGGACGAGCTGTACAGCAACGTCGCCGCCAGCGCGCAGGCAGGCATGTCCGCCACCGACTCGGCGGAGGCTGCCGGCTCGCAGGCCGGGGTTGAGGCGGCCGGTGGCTGCGAATCGTGCGGCGGGGGACTGACCGCTGCCGCCACTGTGGATCTGCCGATCGCCGCCGACGCGACCACCTGGGATGGTTCGGCGGCGCAATCGCGGGTGTTGAAGTGGGCCACCAACGACGACGGCAGTGTCAACGCGACGAAGTTGGGCACCGCGTTCCTGTGGCGGGACCCGAAAGGCGACCCGACCACGCTTGCCGGCTACAAGCTGCCGGTCGCCGACGTCATCGGTGGGACATTGATGATCGTGCCGGCCGCGGTGCGTGCTGCCGCCGCTTCACTGGGCGGTGCGCGGACTGCGCTGAAAGGGTTGACCCCGGCGGCGAAAAAGACGGCACGCAACACTGTGGACCGACTCATGGGCCGCGTGCGGGGTGCTAGAAAGGGACCTGCATCTTCCGGTTCGACCTCTGGTGGCTCGGTGACGGCCGCCGCCACAAGCACCGCGACCGTCACCGCAGCGACCAGCTACCGCCGGCATCTGCGCCCGCCCGGCGCCTACTTCGACCCGATCGCCCTGCCGGGGCCGACACCGATCACCGTCACCGCTGACGGTGAGGTGTACGGGCACGTCGCCGACTGGGAAACCTGCCACCGCTCGTTCGTCGCCGCCGGCATCTGCGTGCCGCCGCCGCACAGCCGCTGCGACTACTGCCATTTCAAGCTGGGCACCACCATCACCGCCGAAGGCAACGCCATCAAGACGGGCGCCTACTCGGTCGGTGGCGGGCACGCCTCCACCGACGCGGGCGTCGGGATGGCGGCGGCCACCCGGCACTACGACGATGTTGCCTCCGTGCCGGCGGTCGGCATCACCGGCGAAGACGCGCACGGCATCTACTTCCACGGCGCGCTCACCCCGAGCGCCACCGACACGCAGATCTACAACATGCTCGCCTTCCCACCCTCCGGTGACTGGCGGGAGGAACGGCCCGGCACCGGCCTGGAAATGATCGCGGTCACCGCCGTCCCGGTACCCGGATACCCGGTGCAGGCGGGGCTGACCGCGTCCGGCGCGGTCGAGTCGCTGATCATCCCGAACCAGCGCGCCTATGTGGATAGTGCAGAAACGTCCACGGAAAGTGAACTGACGGATATTCTGGCTGCGGCAACGGCGCTGGCCGACGAGGCGGTCCAGGTGCTGGCAGCCAGCATCGGTCGTACCCGTACGGACGAGCTGACAGCCCTGGCAGCGCTGGTGCACCGCTAGGAGAGGAGCGGGCAACATGTCGCGGACACCGGACGAGGTGAAAGCGGACCAGGCGTTGGAAGTGGCCATCCAGGATGTGCTGGTCGCATCCGGCTGGGCAGACAACCGGCTGTTGACGGAGTACATCGTTGTCGGCGCGCAGGTCGGCTACGACGGCGACGGCGACCGGGTGTCCTCCTACTTCCACCTGCTGTCCAGTGGTGAACTGCCCTACCACCACATCATCGGTCTGCTGCACACCGGCCTGGAGCACTACACCGCCCGGAAAGAAGAGGACGACTGACATGGGTTGCAACTGTGGACAGACCGCCATCACCGTGTTCCGGCTGCACCGGCCGGACGGCACACACACCGACTTCCCGAGCCTGGACGAGGCGCGCACCGTCAACGACGCGGAACTGGGCGGAGCCGGCGTGATCCGCACCGCCCGGGTTGTCGCGGCCAAGAAATAGGTGCGGGGAAAATGACGCAGCCGTTTCTGGTCGAGGATGTACCAGCGTTGCGCCTGGCGTTACCGACCGGGCGTGGCGAGCATGCCCGGGGTCGGCCCACCTACCGGCGGCTGCGCTCGCGCGGGGAGTGCCGCACACCGTGCGACGACTGTGTGTTGATCCTGCACGAACACGGTTGGGTGGGGCCGGCGCCGCTGCCGGCACGGTGGATGCGAACCTCCCCGGCCGGGAAACTGCGGCTGTGCCACCCGCATGTGCAGGCGTGGATGTTGGCCGACAAGAAGGATGCCCGGACGTGAACGCATTGTGGAACACCCGCACCGCCTGCGACCCGGACCTGGGCCGGCGGCTACGTGCCGCCCGGCAGGCAGCCGGGATGACGCAGGCGGTGGTGGCCCGACAGATCGGGCGGACCACCTCGGCGGTGTGCATGTGGGAGAAAGGCCAACGCGGCATGGGCATCAACGATCTGGTGGCCTACGGCAGCGCCGTACACATCAGCCTGGCTGAATTGATCGGCGATGACCAACTGCCCGCAGCCATTGTCTGAACTACACGCGAATCGTTGGGAAGGTATGTCCCACAACGAAAACAGCCAAACCAGTGGGCCGGACGTCCAATGTGACTACTGCGGCACCCTCGGCTCACCGATTGGCTGCATGGCCCTGGTGACGCCGATCGACGCCGACGCCCTCGACGAGGCTTTCCGGGACGAGGCATGGAGCAAGCGGGACGCACCCGTGCGCATCGCCGGCATCGGTCGGTACATCGCCTGCTCCATTTTCTGCATGAACCGGCTCGTCACCCGACTGGTGCAGATGGAGCTGAGCGCCACCGAACCGACCATCGTCAACTGGTCCAAGGTTGACCCGAAGGTCAGCCGCGGCATCGATGAAGTCCTCAATCATCCGGAGCGGGCCGTGGGTCGCGCCCGACCGCGACGCATCGTGCTGCCGCCCGACAACATCCCCGAAGGTGGCGCCCCATGAACGAAGACGACGAGGATCCGCTGCTGCGCCTGGTGGTCACCGACCACGGCAACGTGCACTGCATGCACTGTGGACTGGTCATCCCGTGGCAGACCGCGCTGGTGGTGATCCGGCCCCGGGTCACCTACGCCGCCGACGCGCTCGGCGCCCCCTACATCGTGTCCTGCTCCATCGACTGTCTGGCCGGGACCTGCGCCTACGTCGCCGGCCGGCGCCTGGTCGACCCCAACGACGACGAGCTGCCACCGGCCGTTCCCCGGCCACGGCGGCGGCGCACCCTGTCCGACCTGCTCAGCCCGGAAGAGATGGCCGAACGACTCGGCATCGGCGCAGTAGCCCGGCAGGAACACACCCGCCTGTGAGTCGGCTCGTCGTCGTACTCGCCGGCCCCACCGGCGCCGGCAAAACCCACTGGGCACTGCACCAGGGGCTGGCCGTGTGGGACTGGGACGCCGCCGGGCGCAACCCGGCACGCTACGACGAGGGCCTGGCCGTCATCGCCGCCAACCCGGACGCGCTCGTTGCGGTGGAACGGCAGGCGCCGCTGATCGAACAGCGGGTACTGCTTGCGCTCAAATGCGAAGCCACCCACGTCTACGTGCTGGACCCCGGCGAAGACATCGTGCACGAACGCATCGAGGCGCGGGGACGGCCGGCCGCAGCACACGAACACGACGCGGCACAGCTCTGGTACAGCCGCTACGTGCCCCACCCGCAGCATCCGCAGCCACCAAGCCACCTGGAGCAGTGATGAGCCTGACCGAATGGCCTGACGGCACCCGCATCGAAGTGCCCGGCGATCCGGGTGTCAGCCTGTACTACCGCGACGACACCCACGCCGCCGACGAATTCCGCCACTGGTGGGGGATGGCGGCCTGTTCGGCGTCCACCTGGGCGGAGCTGGTGACACGTCACGGCGAAACCGCCGTTGCCGCCGCGATGCCGCTGTACCGGCCGGACGAAACCCGGCCCGCCTCCGTGCGCCCCGTCCACGTCGTGCTCGGCACCGAAAACGGGGAGCCCTACGTCTGGTGCTTCACCGACGCCGACGACGCCCGGGACGCCTACGCACGCGGCTGCGGCGAACGGATCCTCTCCGCCGTCATCCTCGGCCCCGGCGTGCCGCCGCAGGTGCTGTGCATCTACACCGGCTGGGCGCGTATCGGCCGGGACGACGAGGGCGACTACCCGCCGGGGATCGTGCGGCAGATGGACACCTGGCTCGCCCCCGGCGTGGAGGTGGAAACGGTAGCCACCGGCGGCGACCAACCGGGCAGTGTCGCCACCGTCGGCATCGACGTCCTTGACATCTTCGCCACCGGCCCATCCCGGGATGCGGTGCTGTTCAACCTGGACGCACGCTACGAGAGCCTGAAAGCGAGCCGGGCGAGTGCCGTGGAGTGGCACGCGGCGCCGACCGCCATCCTGCGGTAGTCGCACAACGACGCACAGGATCTGCCTTCAATTCGGCGCAATACGGGCACAGCCGCAGGTCAGAGTGCCAAATACATCGACGGGCCGTCACACCGCTGACGGCCCGTCGTTCTTTGTCGATAGTGGTAGCCACCCCGCCCCCGGGCGAGGTGTGCGAGGTGGTTGCCCTAAGCAGACGACGGCCCGGGGCTGTACTGCCGGAAGCGGGGATTGGCCCCGTGTTCGGGGGTTCCCACGACAGGTTCGGGCCGTCGTCGTCCCGCCGATAGAAGCGCTCCCAGAGGCGCTGGGCAAGCTGCCGGTCGGAAAAGCTTGACAACTCCAACGATCTCATCCAGCGATGAGCCTCGATGGATTGGCGTGTTGAGTCTGCAAACCTCGGCCGTAAGGGCCGACCTGCGGAAGTGCTGAGTGGTGCCAGGAATGCTGGCCTGCCAGCAAAGCTTCGGCGATGTCAGTTTGTATTGCGCCCGACCTGCGGAATGCTGAGAAGTGCTAGAAATTCATGGGCAGTACCCGGGAAGTCGTCGGCGGCGCATGCCCGCGCGCGTACGCGCGAGCGACGATGAGCGCCAGGAGCTGGTCGCGGAAACCATCGGCAGAAATGTGCGAATCGGCGCGGCGGCCGATGGGGACCGCCGCCGAACGCGGCCGGAAACGGCACTGAGAGCGCCGTGGAGCGATTTTCGGGTGGGATCGATGGTCCCGGTCACCTCGGGGGGGCTGGCTCTGCGTGGAGACGAGCTGGGCAGGGACTGGTCGGCGGAGCCGGCGCCCCCCGGCCCCCCCCGGAAACCGCCCGGTGTCAGGAAGTGTGTCGGTGTTGAGTTTTCCCTTATTCTCCCTCCTCTACTTTCTCCCATATACCTTCTCCCGTATTCTCATATACTTTCTCCATTTCCTCCTATACCTACTTACTATCTTTTCCTTACACTCTTTACATAAAAGGAAGAAAGATAAAGAGAATTAGGAGGTGATATCGATTTCGTTCACGTGCTGTGAACGTCACGACGCCTCAGCATTGGTGTTGGAATCCTGACACGACGTCGGAGCGGCGGATGAATACCGCCAGTGGCAGTTTGAAACGGATAACACGCGCCGTGAAAACGAGTGTGAGGACTTGACCCCCAAACTACTAGCCGGTCAACATAAATGAGGGAGGTAGCACGTCCGGTTCGTGCCTCGGTGTCCGTTTCGAAACGATGACCCCTACGGTGTCCGTTTCGAAAACGGACACCGGGCACGAACCGGACGGGCTAGGTGAACCTCGTCACGGCCGGCGGCGCGTGTGAGCTTGCTCACACGCGCCGCGCGCGGCGCATCGGCGCGAGCCGATGCACGCGCATCGGCGCAGGCCGATGGCCGGTCCGATGTGGAGCATCCACATCGGAGTCACTGGCAGCGTGTCAGTGACGGAGCGCTCGGATCGGCGCGAAAGCGTTGCGCAGCAACACTTTGCGGCAACACTGGCGCCCGGCTTGCCCCGCTTTGCCCGGCTGCGCATCGACGGGCGTCGACACTCCACATTGGCAACACGTTCCGTGTAGCCACTCCATTGTGGACACGCCCGCAAGCCGGCTACTTGCGAGCGTCCCGCTCCGCTCCCATGCACGTGCATGTGCACGTGCATCGCGCTCGCATGTGGACGGCGTCCGTCCACTTGCGAGCGCGCTACTTCGTGGTCGGCGCGCCGCCCGGTCCGACGCGGCATGGTGTCGGGGTTGGCCGTTGTCAAGCGGCTGGCTTGTGAGTTTCCCGACCTGCCCGTGGCTACACGCTTTCGGTAGCGCGCGCTACGGTTGCCGGACAGCGCCGAACGGGCGCACCGCGAGAGGTAGGGCCACCCATGAGCACCGTTTCAAATACCCCCCCGGGGTCTCCGGACGCACGTTTCCGCACGGCGGATGGGCGCACCATCACGGAGGGGCTCGCGTGCTGGGACAACAATTTGGATCTTGTGATCGTCAAGGTGTCCGAGTCGCGCGTTGACTCCGGATGGTGGGACGGATGGTTTGAGACTGTCCGCCCGGACGGACAGCGCGGTCCCGTGATGAATGGCGAGCGGCTAACCACGGTGCACCCGTTCGATCGCACCCGCGCGGCTGACGTCCTGGCGGAGCGTGCACCGCGCGGGTGGGACGTCATCGACGCGGGTACCGAGCCGGACGCGCCCGAGCCTGCCGTGTCGCGCTTCGACAGTCCCGGGCTGGCCGCTCTCCGGCATCACGTGTCCGGGGCGGTAGCGCGCGGCGAAGCGGAGCCGATCACTGCCGTGGTGGCCAACTACGTCGCACGGTTCAACGCGGGTGGCATCATCGCTGCCCTGCCGCAATTCAACGGCTCACCCGTGCCCGCGTCGTACGTGTGCGTGGTGGACCGTGGCGAGGGTACGCGCGACCGGTTCGTGGTTGTCCACTCCAACACGGTCGGGGCCGAATGGGACTGGTCTTACCTGTACACCGACGACGTCACGGAAGCGCTCGACCGGGCGTTGGCCGTGGCTGGCTTCCCTTCCCTGCCGGAGCGTGCCGCATGACCCGCGCTCGCATGCTCGCCGCTACCGCTGTCCTAGCCGCTGTGTCCGCTGTGGCGCTGCCCGCGTACGCGATGGGTACCACGGTGACCGTGCAGCGCCAGGGTGCCGCTGTGCAGCTTCTGGCGGACACGGATGGTGGGGCGTTCCTGGCGATCGGCGTGGCGGACTGGCACCCGTTTGTGGTGTCCGGCTGACCTGTGACGTACCCAACAATAGCGCGGCTACACGAGATTGTGTAGCCGCGCTATTGTTGTGCGTAGGCAGCAAGCGTTGCCGCACAACGGAAGGAACCAACCATGATGATCAGCGAAATCCGCGCACTGGCGAAAGCCACGCTTGGGCACAACGCTTACCTCAACCTGAACGAAATGACGTCCGAAGCGCTCGGTTACGCCCGTGGGCGGTTGGACGCGGCCAACGGTGGCCACCCTGCCCCCTCGGAGGATGCCTACCACTTCGCAAGGATCTACGCGCAAGCCGCGTATGACTGCCACACAGGCCAGACGTCAAGCCTGCCAGCGATTTACGCGCTGTGGGATGAGTGGGACGCGGCCGGACGTCCCACGGTCTGACCGGGCCGGCAGGGTGGCGCGCGGTACGCCGCGCGTTGCCCTGTCTGCCCGGACGGATGGCAGGCAGCACAACGGAAAGGGACCAACCATGAGCTACGCACTTGTCACGGATCTGCCGGAAGCGGTTCGCCGCGCGCTCACCGCTGTCAGCTACGGGCGCAAAGACATCGAAGTCAAGGCGAGCGCGACCGTTGTCCTTGGCGACAGCGGAGCGGGCAACGGTCGGCAGTCTTTCGCTGTGCTGGTCAACTTGACCACGGGCGAGCACACCGTGTCGCGCGGTTCGTGGGGTGGGGAAAACATGTTCGTCCGGGACAACGCTGTCGACTCTGACCGCAACGCTTACCCGTTGCCGGGCGATGGTGTGGCGATCACGGGCGTGCGCGGGGGAGGCCAGCCGGTATGGGCACAACTGCACATCCCTGCCAGCATGGTTGACCGCATGCTGCCCGGTCCCACGGTCGCGCTCTCCGATGTGCAGTTGACCGCGCTTTACTGCCACAAGGCGCTGAAGGGTGGCGCGTACCGGCGTGACGCGCTCTCGCGCGCCAACATCGGGCCGGACGTGATTGACGCGCTGGTGAGCGCTGGCCTGCTGAGCCGGAACCGCGCGGGGGCGGTGGCGATCACCACGGACGGGCGTAACGCGCTGGGAGACTTCCGGGCCTACGTCTGACCGGGCCGGCCGGATGGTGCGCGGTACGCCGCGCGCTGTCCAGTCTGCCCGGACGGCAGGAACCAACACGGAAGGGACCAACCATGAGCCAGCCACTAGCGGAGCGCGTACACCCTGCCCTGCCGGACGCGCCGTATACCGCGCTCCGGGACGGTATCGCTGCCCTACCAACGGAAGCGGACCGGGCGCGGGTCGAAAGCGCGTACGGGTGCGCCAACGGGTACGCATGGGGTCGCCAGGATGAGGCCGGAGTGACGGACACGGAGCAAGCTAGCCGTTTCGCGCTGGCCTACGCATGGCACGCGCTGTGCTACGTCAACGAGTCATGGCACATGTGCAGCAACCCCAAACGCGCATGGGTTGAATTCCTGGCGACTGGCACGGTGACCGGGGCATGAGCCATGTGCGCACCTGGTATCCCTACCGCACGACTAGGGATTGCCGTCCGTAGTGTGACCGGGCACACCCTGCGCTGGCTACACAATTGCGTGTATCCGAGCTACGGTTGAGCCTCACCGCACAGCACAGCGAAAGGCAGTCCCGTGGCACTCCACCAGGCAGGCAAATCGGCGATCGAGCAAGGCATGCGGGAGCGCGCGCCGTTCCGGCACGGCAACACTGCCGGCAGTGTCAGCCTGGATTCGTTCGGGCAGTTGCCGGAACCGTTCCGGACGGAGCTGTGCGACGCGCGCGACCGTGGCACCCTCGCCTACGTCGTCTATAGCTACGCAACGCCGATCGCATGGCTTGACCGGGGCGCGTGGACGGTACCGGGCGTGCGGTACTCCGTGACCACGACGAATCACCAGAGCGCGGTACGGATGGCCATCCATTGGATCATGGCTGCCGCGTAGGCGACCGGGTCGCGCTTTGGCTCGCGTGTCGTTTCGGAAAACGACACGCGAGCCTCGTTTGGTGTGACCGGGCTCACACCCGCCTGGCTACACAATCGCGTGTAGCCGGGCTAAGCTTGTGGCACAAGCACACGAACGAACGGAGTGGGTCATGTTGGCAGTCACGGTGAACGGCAAGGAATACCGCACGTGGGGCGAGGTCCGCGAGGGTGCCAACGGCCCGATGGTGTACTACCGGGGCACGCGCAACGGCGAGCCGTTCGGCCCGATCCGGTTCGCCCACGCCGGAAGCGGCGCGGTCGGCAAGGCGATCATCGCCGCCGCGCTCGCGGCGACTCCCACAGAGTGAGCCGGATGGGCGCCCCCAGCCCGGGGGCGCCTGCCGTGATCGCAGTGACGGGCGAAGCTAGCGAGTCGCCTACCGCCTACCGCCTGCCCCAGTCCCGGCCGCCGCCCCACGTACCGCCCAATGTGTGACCCGTCTGGCTACCGTTTCCGGGTAGCGCCGGGTACGCTTGACCAGCACAACAAACCGAGCGAGGGACCGAACATGATTACCACGGCTAGCGCGTTTGAGCTGCGCAACGTCACCCTAGGCCGCATCACCGGCGTAGGCATTTTGAAGGTCGACATGCAACTGCGCTGGGTTGATCGGCCAGCCATGACGATCGAGCACTGGCAGGTTGACGGGCACTGGCAGTTCAGCGCCTCCGGCACGATGTGGAAGCGCGTTGACTCGGACGACTGTTTCGAGGGTGGCCAGATCATCGGCCGCGCCCGGCAGTTGAAAACCCCGGCCGCGCTCCGATTGGCCCGGCTGTGGGATCGCTGGCACCTCAACGACATGCGCGCCGGTTGCGCCCACCAGACTCCGGTCGGCGATGACACGTCATCCCAACTGGCCAACACTCCGCCGTGCCCGCAGACGGGCTATCGCTGGGGTTCGGCGTGGCTCACGGAAGAAATCCCGGCCGACCAACTGACGGCGATTGTCGCGCTGGCCGACGAGCTGGCCCCGGGCCGGCTGTAAACATCACTGACCAAGATCAACTTCTCCAGGGTGCCGCCAGAGCACCATGATCAAGATCATCTTCGAGCAAGGGACCGCACACATGAGCAACACCAAGATCATCACCTACGCCTGCGGCTACTGCGGGCTGCCCGCCGTCGACACCCGCGACGGCCGGACCATCCACGGCGACGGCACGCCCGACGTCCCGGCCATCACCCCGGGCGACTACGTGACCGGCTCGCACCGGCCGGGTACCCGCGTGATGAGTTACGACCTGGTCGAGGTTGAGCCGGAGCCGGGCACCCCGTGTGGCTACTCGGCTGCGTGCCCCAACGAGGCCACCATGATCATCGACATGGCGCCGGTCAACCCGGCCCTGCCGGTCTGCCAGTCGTGCGCGGACCTGTACGCCCGGCTGAGCGCATGACCCACACCGTCCGTTGGCGGGAACACGGCGATGATCCGTGCTCCCGCCGGCTGGCCGAGTTTGCCAGCGCGGAGGACGCGGGCGCGTTCGCTGCCCGGTTGCGTGGCGAGCCGAGTGCGCAGGAATCCACGGGGATCCTGCGCGCCCAGGTCGACACGACCACCGTCAAGATCATCTAGGGAGTTCGATGTCTACGGAGTCACCAGCGGTCGCCGACATGCGTGAGCAGTTAGCCCGCCGCAAGGCCGCAATCCTCGGCGAGCTGTCCGAGTTGACGCAGCGGCGTACCACCGTGATGGAAGCGCACGCGGCGACAACCGAGCGGCACATCAAAGCGATGGACAAGATCAACAACCGCATGAAAGAACTACGCGACCAGGCGGAACACGTTGCGGCGCAATGGGATTCCCTCACGTCGAGCACTGACGACTGATCAAGATCAACTAGCACCAGGAGTACAGCAATGCCGTTCTTGGGTTTGACATTCGCCGGCCGTAAGCAGGCCAAGATCAGCAGGCGGGCGCGCGCCGCCGCGATACGTGAAGCGCTCGCCGCGAAACGCGCCAGCAAGGTCGAGGTGGATCCCGATGTCGCCGCCGCGCGGGCGCAGCGCGTACGTGAGCACGCGCAGGCGTGGGCCGCTGGCGACACGTCCAAGTTGAGCAGGCGTGAGGCGCGCAAGGTCGCCCGGCGGTTGGCCAACCCGCAGACGCCGGCTGACATCGCGGACGCGGCGAGGGCGGCCGGGATGAGCGTTGCCGACTACACCGCCGCGCAGACGCTGCTGGCGGCGAAGGAAACCGCACGCGCGACATCGGCCCACAACAGCCGTGACTCGCTGGACTGGTGGACTGGCCGCAAGCGCGGCAAGCGCTGATCAGTGCCACAAGTCACACCGCCCGGCTACACATTCTCGTGTAGCCGGGCTAAGCTGGTTACAGACATCGCGGCCACCCCGCCGCACCGGCAACCGCAGGGAGCAACAGGAAATGACTGAGACATACGACCAGAGGATCAGCCGGGAGCGCGCCGCGCGTACCGCCCGTGAGGTAGCCGAGCAGGACGCGGTGACGAACCTGCCGATCCTCGCGGCGCAGGTGGCGGCCGAGCTGGGCGACGGGTGGAGTGTGGACACCAGCCACGAGACGAACAGCCGCGCCGTCGCCATTGTCGGGCCGGACTCGGCGCGCATCGTGCTGCTGGTCGACTGGCGCAAGCCGGAGCGCACCAACGTCACGTCGGACCTGCCGAGCGGTTCGTACAAGGTGATGGCCAGCGACGACTACAAGGCCGGCAACGTCGATATCAGCGTGGCCACCGACCGGGGCGCGGCAGTGATCGCCCGGGAGATCACCCGCCGGGTGCTGCCCGTGTACACCCCGATCCTGGCCAAGGCGCAGGCTGCGATCAACCGGGACAACGACGCGGAGGCCAACCGTGCCGCGCTGGTGAAGCGGATCGGCGAGGAGTACGGCCTGTCTTTCGGCACCGACCGCGACCGTGGCCGCTCGACCGCCTCCGACTGGCGTACCCACCCCAACCTCACGGTGAGCCTGGAGCTGACCGGCGACGGCAACCGGGGTGAGCTGACGCTGCGGGGCGACACCACGGCGCTGCTGGCCGCGCTGTTCGCCGCCCGTAAGGGCGCCCGGTCGGTGGCCCCGTGAGCCCGTGCCCGTGGGCCGGGTCGCCGTGGGAATGCTCGCGCGGCTGCGCCGACTGCGGCGCCTAGGGACAACGACGGGGCAGCGTCTGCGAACCGCTGCCCCGTCATTGGACTCCCCGGCAAAAGGGACCTAGCCCGGCCACTGTAACCCGGCATCGAATTTCAGACATCACACGACGTAGACTGGCTACCGGAATTAGGCGGCCGTAAGGGAGCACAGATCATGAGCGACACCACAACGGATACCCCGCCCGCACGGCGGATGTGGCGCCCGGAAGGGCAGACGACGCTGACCCGCCGGTCGCCGCGCATCAATGACGACGTGTGGGGCATCGCCCTGCGGCACGCCGAGGCGGAAGGGTTCACCGTCTCGTCTTACATCCGCAAGGTCATCACCATGTACCTGGATCAGCCCAAGCGGGTCACGGTGGCGGAGACGCCCGGCGGCAAGCCGCGCGAGACGCTGCGCCCGCTGCGCACCTCTGACGCGCTGTGGGACCGGGTCGGTTCGCGGGCGCTGCGCGACCGCACCAGCCGCGAGGGTGTCATCGCTGCGGCCATCCTGTACGCCGACGCGCAGACCACCGATGGGGAGTGAAGCGATGACGACGGAAGTTTTCGGGGCCAGCCGCGAGCAGGCCGCCCGCATGTCTGACCTGTTTCCTGGCACGCGCATTGAGATCACGCCCGAGGGCGTCATGGAGGTAACGGTGACCCCGACGTTGGGCCGACACGGACGGTGGGTCATCGACCTGAGCGTGTGGCTGGTGAGCTGCTACGGGCGCGGCCGGGCCGCCTCCGAGGTGGGCATCGACACGGCCGGGCGCACCGGCGGGCAGCCCTACCGGCAGGCGGACCTGGCGCTGTTCTACGGCACTGTGCCCGATGACGTGCGCTACCACGACCCGTCGATGATCGCGCTGGTGATCGAGGTGGAGTCCGAGTCGACCCGGGCGGTGGACTGGGCGGGCAAGGTGGCCGACTACGCGGCGGCCGGGATCCGCCATTACTGGATCGTGGACCCGCTACGGGAAACGGTGGCGATCTTCCGGTTGGGCGACGCCGGCTACTACGTGTCCGTGCGTGCCAATCACCCGCTGGAAACCCTGCTGGACGAGGACCCGCAGTACTTCCTGGCGTTGCCGCGATGAACCACTTTGAGGCGCGCGTGTGGGACGACAACGCGCACCGGCTTGTCCGCCTGGAACACGACCAGGAGGCGGGCGGACTGTCCGTGATGGTGGACGAGGGCGACCGAGCGGCGTCGCTGCTGCTCACCGACCGGGGCGTACGCCAGCTCCGCCTGGCGCTGGCGCGCTACGAGCGTCAGCGGGCCGGTGCGGCATGAGCGGCGGCATCGGGCCGGAGCGGGCCGCCCTGGTCCGCGCGTTCGGCATGATGCCCCGGGTCAGTACGGAGGACCACTCCGACGAGCTGGCTCGGCAGCGGGCCACGTGGGCGGCGGCGCAGCACTTGTATGAGGCGGGCCGCTCCAACGACGACTCCCCGCCGTGGGATGAGGTGGACGCCGAAGTCATGATCAACTATCACGACCTGGCGGCAGGCATGATCGAGACCTACCGCGCGACGATGGTTGCCAGCTACCGCGCCACGCATCCGTAGCCGCCTATTCGCTGTCGGGTACAGACGCGGACGAACATTGGAAGTACATTGTGGCCACAGATGTGCGTATGCCAATGGATGATCTCGCCCGTGAAGTCGAGTTGCACTCTACCGTGAGGCTGTGACCCGGCAAATCAAGATCAACACTCATCAATTGGTATGGGCGCGCTGGGCTATCCGGTGCGCCCGTTGCCATAGGTGGGGCATCTGCGTTGACCAGTCGGTATGCGACGAAGCATTGTTCAAACGTCTCACCGATGAATGACCAAGATCAACTCCCCGGGGTGGTGACAGCGTGGCGCTGACAATGGTGCTTGCCGCTGACCGGGCCGGCACGATCGGCCGGGACGGCGCTCTGCCGTGGCCCCACATCCCGGCCGACATGGCGCACTTCAAGGCGGTCACCGAAGGCGCCCACGTCATCATGGGGCGCCGCACGTTCCAGTCGCTGCCGGGCGGCCGGCCGCTGCGGGGCCGGCACAACATCGTGCTCAGCCACGGTGAGCCGCCGGTGGCCCACAAGAACGTGACCGTCGTGCACAGCACCGGCGAAGCTTTGGCGGCCACCAACTACAGCGACGCTTTCGTGGTGGGCGGCGCGGAGGTTTACCGTCAGTTCCTGCCGATGGTGGGCATCATCTACTTGACCTTGGTGGCCGGCGAGTTCGAGGGTGACACCCGGATGGACTACCGAGAGCTGCTGGCCGGCTTCGCCGCCAACCCGCTCGTCATCCAAACCGCCGCGTCGGGCGACGTCCCATCCATCATGATCATCCGCTTCGAACGGCTGGAGCTGGCATGAGGGCGACGCTGCTCGCCATGGCCATTGCCGGCCTGCTCGCCGGCCTGGCCAGTCTCACCCTCAGCCTGATCCTGCGGCGCCGGATGGCGCGGCGCTACGAGCGCATCATCACCGGCCAGGATCATCTGATTGACGAGCTGATCCGCGCACTCCACATTGGGCGCAGTACGCACTGCCCAGCCTGCGGGGAGCCCATCACCGACGTGAAGACCGGCCGCGCGGTGTGCGGGAGCTGCGGCGTGGCGGTCACGATTTTTCCCAACGTCACCGTGTCGATGGCGTCGTTGCCCGAGGAGTCACCATGAACATCTTCGTCGTGATCGTCGGTGTGCTCGCCGGCCTGGCCGTCGCCGACATCGCCGTCAACCTGATCTGCAACTACCGACGCATCCTGGGCGCCAACCAGACCCTGGTGGACCAGCTCGCCCATGCGCTGGCCTGCGCCAACGAGGACAGCCGGTGAACGCATTCGAGGACGGGGTGGGCGCGGCGGCGGCCGATGCGCTCAGCGAGATGTTCCCCGACCTGTATGCGCAGCCCGGCCACTACGCGCAGCGTGGGTCCGCCACCTGCGTCTGTGGCGCTCGCTGGGTTGCGAAGTTCAGCGGCGGATACTGCTCTGGGCTGGCGACGGACGAGTACGAAGACGAGGTGAGTCTGGTCATGGCGATGCGTCGGTTCGGACGTCACGACGACGACTTGGACGCCCACCTGATCGAGCGACTGTCCAGCCCCGAATTCCGGGCTGCCTGGATTGCCGCCGCGCCGGAAGGCTGCTGCCCGTTCTGCCACGAGCGGCACGGCTTCCACGATCCGACGCTGCACGGCTGCTGGCCGATCAACCGCAAACACTTGGTGGATAAGGGATGGCAGCATGATGTGTGAGCAGCGCATCAAGATCCCATCGGCGATGGCGTTCAGCTCCGACGGTTGCCCGGCGGTCATCCTGGTGATGGCCGAGGATGAGGCGTTGACGTTGGTTCGCATGCTGAACTTCACCGCTGAGCTGTCGCACGCCTTCGCCGACCAGAATCCCGGCATGGACGTCAAGGCGCAGGAACGCAACCTGCGCCGCGTCCAGGGGGCACTGCTGGCGGCGGTGACGCTGCGATGAGCTGCCCACCGTGGCAGTACACCCCGGGCAGTGACGCCGCCCTGAGCGCCGGCTGCCGCTGCCCTGTCATGGACAACAACCACGGTCGCTACCCCCCGTACGAACCGAACGACTGGTGGATCAGCGAACTGTGCCCCATGCACTACCTGACCGAGGAGAGCACCAGTGGACGCGACGAGCGCCACCCCGACACCACCGGAGCCGGAGCCTGAACTGACCATCGGCGAGCTGGCCGAATCCCTGCCCGTGGACGTGTGGATGCCTCTGCCGGGTTACCCCGACTGGCGGATCAAGAGGTTGCCTTCGGGTGACGTGATCGCTGGCCGGTCATGAAGCGCCGCATCGGCAAGTGGGACGAGTGGGATGTGGTGAACAAGTATTGGCGCCAGCGCCTGACCTGTTTCAACCACGCCGGGAAGACGGACCGGATCAAGCGGCGGATGCGTCGCCGCGACCGGCACGATGCCAACCAGGAGGTGCGCCGTGGCGACCAGCATCACGATCGGTGACGGCGGCAAGCTGGGCCTGGCCGTGGCTCAGATCGTCGGCCATTCGCTCAGCCACCTGGACGGCTGGCCCAACGCCGACGATGACGGCGTGGCCCGCGAGTTCGGTTGCTGCGTCCAATGCTGCGCCGCCTGCGCTGGGCTGAGCCTGTTGTGGGAACGGGGCGTGCTGGATGACGTGGTGCGCCCCATCATCGAAGACGACTTCGATCTGCACTACGCCTGGTGGGTGGACGACAAGGTCAGTGAGGACTGGCTGGCGATCGGCTGGCGGGAAACCGCCTACCATCCGCACCACCATCTGCCCCGTCACGTGGACGGTGATGGTTGCGATGACGATTGAGCCGTTCCGCTGCTGGCATTGCGGCATGGCCAGCCTCAATCCGAGCGACGCCCGGGAACGCTACTGCGGCAACTGCCACCACTTCTGCGATGACGTGGACGACGAGTCGGTGGAGACACTGCTGGACGTCTTCGAGCGGGGCGCCAAGGGCCTCACGGCACCACCGGAGCCGTGGTGAAGCGCTGGCAGGACATCACCCCACGGGAGGCCGCAGAGCGCCGGCTGAACCTGGCTGTCGACCTGGACATCACTGCGCCGCTCAATGAGGAAGGCGAGCGGTGCCCGTGGCCGTGGGATCCGCAGCAGCTTGTCGGCGCCCCAATGGGTCAGTACCACTGCCCGTACTGCGGGGCGATGGTGATGGCCGGCCTGGAGCACCTGGACTACGCCGACGTGGTTGATCCCGAATGAGCGCCGCGAACGCTGAGGATCCGGAGCTGCACAAGGTCACCGTCAACCTCTCCAACTCAGCGTTCGCTGCGCTGCATTGGGTGACTGGCCACACGGGACACACGAGGACCGACGCGATCAACCGGGCGCTGATCATCATGGCGCACCTGGTGGACATCCAGCCGGGGGAGACGATGAACCTGGAGATGACCGAGGGTGTAGAGCAGCTTCCGGACCGCCGGTTCCTCGTGTATCGGCGTGGCGCGAAACGAGGACACCGCAATGGACCAACCGAACGATGACATCCCCGAGCTGATCCCGGCCCACCAGTTCATCACCGACCCGCATGCCGGACCGCAGGTGTTGTTCTTTGAGCAGCACACCGGCTTCATGTTGTGGCGGGAACGGTGGTGGGTGCAGTTGGACGGCTACTGGTTCCAGATCCACAGCGAGCCAATGGAAGGTGTCCTGACGGCCCGGTGGACGCACCTGCATTCGTTGCGCCCCAAGCCGAAAGAGCCCACCGCGGATTTGCCGCCGCAGCGCATGGCGCGGGAGGTGACCACTGTGGAGACGAGCGGCGATGCCCTGTGAGTAAGTGGAGCCATCTGCTGTGCTGGGATTGTTGGCGCAGTCTGGAGCCGCACCGGGTGGCGCACCGGGTGATCGACGCGAAGCCGGATCGGTGCTGCATGTGCGGGGCGTTGACGGACTCGGGGATCTTCCGCCGGGCTGACCCGGACGTGTTCCCGTGCCGGGGTTACCACACCTGGGACACGGACGACTGAAATGTTGCGGCCGACAACATTGGTCGATGTTTTGCGCTACAGTGGACACGCTCTGGTTGCGAGACGGTCGGGGCTCATCCAGACAGCGGCGCCGGGTTGCCTACCCGGCGCCGCTGTTGTGTGCACGGTCATCTTCGGCAGCCCGACGCGGACGGGGTGCCGGCGGATCCGCATCGGGCAGCCGGGCCAACCGTACGGCGGTGCCGTAGGCGCACAGCTCCACCCACGTGCTGGACAGTGGCCGGTGGTCGAAGCGCACGCCCAGTACGGCGTTGGCGCCGACCATCCGGGCGTTGGCCATCATCCGATCCACGGCGGCCAGCCGGGCGTTGGCCAACTTCACCGGGTAGTCGCGTTCGTGCTCGGGCAGCAGGCGCTTGACACCGTCGAGGAACGGGTTGATGGGTCGGGCCTCCGTGCCAGCAACGATGCCGAACACATTGATGATGGTCCACCCGGGGGGCACGGTGTCCATCGTGGAGGCCAGCAGTTCGTTCATATCCTGCACAACGAGCTTGCTACCAGACTAGCCACCAATTGGCACCAAATTAGCCGTTGGCACGCCGGCGCGGGATTACGCTGCGTCAATGGCTCAGACACGCAATGTTGGAGACGGTGCGCGGTGAGCGCGCGGGTGTTGGTCAGGATCCGCTGCGAAACGTGCCTGACCGACGAGCTGCTGCCGCAGGCCGGCGCCTCGGTGGACCGGGCACGCCGCATCCTGGCGGCCGAAGGGTGGCGGGTCAGCGCCGACGGGATGGCCGACGTGTGCGACCAATGCGTCCAGGTCAGGCTGGCTCGTCCACCGGCACCTCGCGGGGTGCGGCCAGCGAGCGCCGGGCGGTGATGCGCCGGTCCAGCTCAGCGCGCAGCGCTTCGAGCCGGGCGACCCGCTGACCCTCGTCCAGGTGGGCCAGGTCCACACCGTCGATGGTGGACGCGCCCCGGGCGCGGATGGCTGTCTCTTCGTTCCAGGACGCCCGTTCCATTTTCGCCGCGACTTCCAGCAGCCTGGACAGTTCGGTGGGGGTCAGCTCGTCAATGGGGATGGTCAGTAGCCGGGCTTCCACGATGGACATGATGTTGCGGGCCAGCTTGGCGTGCCGCAGGATCATTTCCCGCCGCTCGTCGGCGGCCTTCGCGGTGAACAGCCGGTGCATTTCGGTGTCGTAGGCGCTGGCCCGGTTGATCCACTGCCATTGCGTGGCCAGCCGGTGGAAGTGATCCCGGGATTTGTGGGCGCGGTCAGCGGCGCGGGCGATGGTGCGGTCCTGGCCGAGGTCCCGGTAGGACAGAAAGTGCGCGTAGGCGCTCTCCGACTCGCCCGGCATGCGGTCCCACGGTGTGTGGGGGAAGACTATCTCCCCCTCAATCGTCTCGTTGGCCGCCGAGTTGCGGGTGGTCAGGTCATCCAGATTGGACACCGCACCCCACCTCCGCCTGTGAACTGTGCCGACTTCGCCCGAGAGTACTGCGCACCGGGCCTAACCGATCGTGGGTGCCGTGAGGTGACGGCCCATTTCCTCATCGTGTCAACTTCGCTGATTGGCTCGGATTCTGTCGCCACCGCGTGTAAGAGTGTCCGTCATCGCTAACTTTCCCCGCACCTATCCGGGAGGTGTAGTCATGGCTGGTCCCCGAGTGGCGGCACTGTCCAACGACGAGATCCTGGCGCTGTACCGGCGCGGTGACTACAGCCGTACCCGGCTGGCCCGGCTGGCTCGGGTGAGCCGTACCCGGGTTGACCGGGTCCTCGCCGAGGCTGGCATCGATCTGGTGCCGTCCTACCTGGACGAAAGCGTCCGGCAGGGAATCCTCAACTCCTACGCCACCGGACTGTCCATCCCGGACGTGGCCCGCACCTACCGGGTTGCGGTCGGCACCGCCACGTTGGTGATCCTGCGGGCGGGTGTGCTGCGTACCCCGGGCCGGCCGCCGGGACGGCTACGGCTGCACCCCGGCATCGACGTGATGGAGCTGTACGCGGCCGGCGGGGTGGCGGCCATCGCCGAGATGGCGGGCGTGTCGACCAGCACCGCGTACCGCCTCGTGGCGGAGGCGAAGTCGTTGCCGCCCAACGACGATGCGCCGATCATCTTCACCGCGGATTTGCCATGCGAGGTACATGCTGGCCGCGATTGTGTCGAGTGTGGCCCGTGATTTCCTATGTGGGTTTCACCGGCTTGAAAGGCAACTTCGCCCGCACGCACGCCTCCGTCGCCACGGCGGCGGTCGCGTTCGCCGAGGCCGGCGGGGACCTGGTGGGCGGCATCAACCGGCTGCTCGGGGTAGCCGTCGGCAAGCCGTTGCCGCCGATGAAGCTGGTGACGCTGGAGGCCGGGTTGCCCTGCCTGCCGGTGGACGCCGGCCTGATCGTGGCCGGTGACTTCGAGACCTACCGGATGCGCTTTTTCGCCCCGATCCACTGGACCAGCGGGGAGCCGGTGTGGTGGCCGGTCGGCTCGCTCGCGCCGCACTTCACCTTGAACGACGTCGAATCGGTGGAGTCCAACGTGGCGTTGACGTCGCCGGTGCCGCGCCGCCGCCCGATCCGGCTGCTGGTGTCGCCATGAAACTCGACCCGACCCTGCCGCACTTCGCCTTCGATGCCGCCCTGGTGATGTGCCCGTGGTGTGAGCGTCCCGTCGCGGTGGCAGGCAACGGCCGGCCGATCCCGCACCGGCCCACCACCTATCCGACCGTGTTCAAGATGCGTCCCTGCATCGGGAGCTGGTGGCGGCAGTGACGCTCACGTCGGTGTCCACCCGCTGCCGCGTGTGCGGCGAGCAGCTCGACGCGGCGTCTCTGGACGCCGGTCGGGGTGTCCACGTGGCGGATCTGACTGATCTTGATTTGACCAACACACCGGACGGCGCACAGGCGATCATCGCTCGCCAGCGCGCCGCCTGCGCGGCCGGGCGGCAATCAGCCACCGCACCGGCCGGGGTATGGCTGGACGCGGGCACGTCGACCGCAGCGCCGTATCCGTGTCGGTGCGCCGACTACGACGACTGGCAGCACCAGCACAACCGCTGTGCCTGCCAGGGGCGCACCGACACCGCCAACCTTCCCGAAACGTGCTGCGCCTACGTGGCGCCGGTCGAGCCGGTGTCCACGGTGGATGAGCTGCGGGCGGTACTCATCGACTATGAGCTGGCCCGGCCCCGCACCATGCAGGTGGCGCTCGGCCCGTCCGAGCTGGGTACCCACTGTCTGGCGCAGATGGCCCGCAAGATTGCCGGCCTGCCGCAGCGGGAACTGACCTCCCCGAATTGGGCACCGCTGCAAGGCGTTGCGGTGCACGCCGAGATGGAAAAGGTTGTCGCGCACTGGAACGCGGTGATCGGTCGGGAACGGTGGATCGCCGAAGATGAACTCCAGGTGTCGCCGGAGATCGTGGGCCACGGTGACGCCTTCGATGTCGACAACGCGATGGTGGTCGACTGGAAACACGTCGGCACGACCGCGTTGAAGAAACTGCACTCCGCGCAGCGTGCCGGTAAACCACCGGCCGAGCAGGTCAGCCAGGAGTACCGGGTCCAGGCCCACCTCTACGGCCTGGGTCATGCGGCGAAAGGCCGCCACGTGCAGTGGGTTCGGCTGGTACTGCTGGCCCGCTCGTGGGATTACGACGACTCCGCCGAGTGGACCGAGGCGTACAACCCGCAGATCGCGCAGTGGGCGCTGGAGCGCTACCGCGAAACCGCCGGGATGGTCGACGCGCTGGACATCGCGACCTATCCGAGTCGTATCAACGCCCTTCCGATCGCACCGGGTGAGTGCGCCTGGTGCCCGTTCTACCGGCCGGGAGGCGCCAACGACGCGCTCGGCTGCCCCGGCGACGTCCATGCCCACGCGGCTGCGCGGGAACGCTTCAGCGCCGGCCTCGTCTCCTGACACGAAAGGCACAACGAACGTGACTATCCCAACTGCCAACGAACTTTTGATGGGATCCGGCGCCCGCGCCGCAGCGTTCCCGACGGTCGGCACCATCGTGCGTGGCGAGATCGTTGCCGAGCCGAAGGTGCAGCAGCAGACCGACCTGGACACGGGCGAGGCGAAGACGTTCGCCAACGGCGACCCGATGTGGCAGATCGTGGTGGTGTTGCAGACCGCCGAACGCGACGGCGCAGATGACGACGGCATCCGCAGCCTGTACGTCAAGGCCAACATGCAGAAAGCCGTCAAGGACGCCATCGCCGAGGCCGGCGCCGCCGACCGTGGACTACAAACAGGCGGACAGCTCGCCGTGCAGTACTCCGGTGATGGGGAGCCCAAAAAGCGTGGCTTCAACGCACCCAAGCTGTACCGGGCGCAGTACCAGCCGCCGGTCAATTCTGCCAATGCCCTGCTGGGGCTGACTTCCCCGCAGCCTGCGGCAGCACCGAACGCGGGGGCGGCGCCTGCGGGCACAGCGACGCCGCCCCCGCCACCCCCGAACACGCCGCTGCTGGGCGCACCGGCGGCGGCACCCCCACCGTTCCTGCCGACCCCCACCACCCCGGCACCAGCCGGGATGGACCCCGATGTCTGGGCGCGGCTCAGCCCCGCCCAGCAGGCGACACTGTCGGGCACGCCAGCCTCGACAGTGCCGTTCTGAGTGGCGGTGCCAGGTGGCCTTACTGCCACGTTGAACCCCACCCGGCGGGTGACTCCGATATCCCCGCCGGGTGGAGGGACAGTGAAGCTACCTGGCCCGCCACACCCCAACCCCTCGCGCGACGGAAGGCCTTCCGTCGCG